CGGCGGAATTTTGACGACAGGCACAAACTATTTGTCCTGCTAAAGCGAACAAGAGAAGAGAGGAAAAGAAGCAATCCTCTAAAAACAACACACGGAAAGAAAAGCTGAACAGCGCCAATCTTCAGAAAGAAAAAAAGAAGGTAAGAGATAAGAAGAAGGAAGGAAGAAGGAAAAACAAAAGAGGGGAATAAAGTCGAGGGGATAGTTGTTAGAGAAACAACATGAGGATTTGGGAAAAAATTATAAGAGGGGTTGCTCCGACCATCCACCCCTCAAAAGATGAACACAATTTCCCAATTTGTCAACCCCCCACCCCGCATCTAGTGTCTCGCCCGCTCCAGATCCCAACCACCATATATGGTGTACCCCCTCCTCTCCTCCATTCCGTTTCTCAACCACCACCCCTAGCGCCCCCCTACCCCTCTCAGGACAAGCTAGACACTATATATAGCGTTGGCATCAGAGATATAGCAGCACAGGCGCACAGAGACTACAGGCACCATATCTAGTGCCTACGACCAGATCCGAAGAAGTTTCCCACAGACACTATATCTAGCGTGCGGGGAATATTTGACAAAGAGACAGAGGTGTGCTTGTTGCTTTTTCTGGGGATTATGGTGGAGTATGGATTAGGGGGTTGAGGTATGCGCGGGGTGATATATTCAGCGAGCGAAATGGCCAGGCTAGGGTTTGACCAGAGGCAAGAGATAGTATATGGCAGACGGCTTGTGCTTGTCGCCAGAGTTCAGCTAGCTATACCATAATCCTTGAGAATGTCAAAGGAGATATGACGACAGGCACGCTATTGACTAACCATTCGATGGTTGCCTAGCAGTATTATCACGCCACATTTTAATCTAGGGTACAAACGCAAACTAACGCACTGGGTGCGTTTCTGGCTTATTTTTCTAATTTTGAGTAGCGGTACCGGCTTTTCGTAGGTTCGATAGCACACGCGATCGCTTGACTTTTCAGCAGTTTATAGCCTCGCTGGGGGCTAGAGTAGTAGAGTTACCGGCTTATCGATCGACAGTCTGCGAGTTCCACTACTTTTATTATAGCATATCTGTTAGAGATGGCCAGGGATACGAAAATAACGGGGGTGATATGGCTTAAGGTAATCTGACGACAGGCATATACTTCTATTTGACAGGTATGGTAATAATGTGTTGATCTATAGAATTGGGTGTGGTTTTTGTCTTGTGTTCTACTTTTTGGCCAGAAACGACGCCGTGAGAGGCGCTGTAATCGATTTTAGAGTAGATAGATGGGTGTTTATACATCTTTGGCCGTAGAATAGATTGTAGAGGCTCTGAGAGGGTCTGAGAGGGTAATACTGTATATAGTGTTGGTAGTGGAATGGGTACGCTATATGTAGCACACTATATGTGGGGTGGCGCTCTACCCCTGTTATTTGACAGATTTTGGGTTTTATGGGCTTTTAGGGATTTTACGGATTTTTGGGACTTTACGGACTTTACGATAGCGTTTTTTCTAATTCATTACGCTTTTGCTTCTGCGTTCTGCTTATGTTCGTTCTTCTTTTGTTTTGTCTATAGGGGTGATGTTTGACAAATTTACGGACTTATGGGCGTTTAGGGATTTTACGATAAAAAAGGGTGACATTTGTTTTAGAGAGACATTTAGGGACTTTACGATCAAATACGATCAAATTGAGAGGGTGTTCTATTATTGTTCTACGCTACATGTAGCGCATATAGGGGGGGGCGATTGTGTAGAGACAGTGACAAATAGTTTGTGCCTGTCGTCAAAATTCCGCCGGTTATGCTTATATGTTTAGCAGCGGTTTAAGCGTTAGATACACGCTGCTTGCGGTGGTTGTTTTCTGATCTCGGTGTAGCCTGCTTGCGCTAAATGTAGTGGCTACCTTAAAGAGTTCTGTAGCTCAGAGTGGCAAATAGTTTGTGCCTGTCGTCAGAATTCCGCTAGCACTATATCTAGCGTCTTGATCGAAGCACGCAGCACTAGGTATAGCGCCTGTGGGAAACTCTGCTTGCCTACACCAGATATAGCGGTTATCTTTATATTCGTACACCAGATCTAGCGTTAGTAAAAAAGTACAAAAAAGTTGCAAAAAAGTGTTGACTTTAGCGCTTAAGTTAGATATACTAAAGACAGTTAAATGATACGACGCGATCATTGACTAAGTAATTAAAGCGTCAAGAGGTCACTATGACAATTCAAGAAATCAACGACAAGCCAAAATATTACTACTACATTGAGCTTGAGGGTCAAGAGCTTAAAGTCCAGCGCGACGTGCAACCTGAAAAGTTCGAGGATAAAGACGTTACTCTATATCACTATCAGGTTACAGATAAAGACGGTAACACGGTTGACAAATACGCTATGAGCCTAGACGAGTACAGAGCTAATAAGCCAGCAGCACAACGCTTGACTAAAGATAATCTACAAGCCATGCTCGATGCAGGCATGACACCAGCCGAGTTGATCGCTAAATTAGGCTTAAGCGCATGAAAACATTTTCAATTCTAAACGCGAAAAACGGCGAGCGAGTTCTAGTCGTCGAGCAAGCCGACAATCACATATTTTTGATAAATAATCAAAAGCCAAAGTTTATAAGAGCCGGGGCGCGTAGAGTTGCGCGCCTAGGTTCTGAAAAGCTGGAAGTTTATAAAAAGCCTAACGCGTCGATTTTCGGCAAAGAAATACGCAAGATCAATTCAAAACGTTTGTATCTAGGTGTTGCGGAAGCGATTGATTACGATAAGTTACTTTTTGAAATGTCGGAATATGAGGGGGCCTATTGATTAGATAAAAAGCAATCACCACAAAAAAAGCAGGGGCGAATAGTGCCTCTGTTTTAGTTGTAAAGTTTGGAAGATCGAAAAGCTGGAAGACAAGCTACAGGTTGCGACGCGTTCGTAGCCTGTTTTTGTGTTCCACAATATATTTGGAAGCACTGGGAAATGGCGTTTTCGCCGTAAACTGGGGGCTGTTCAAATTTTTTGTGGGGTGTAGTTCCACGGAGGAACTGAGGCGCTATCTTTACAAGCGGGGTAGCGCCTCCATATAAAGCTTGCAGAAAGGTAAATATGGAAAAGCAAGACCGAAGGCTGGCGGAAGAGATTGCGCTGGTTTGTGTATTAAATAACATCGATCTGTAGAAAGGAGAGAATATGGACAGGTTCGAAGAATTAAAAGAAAAGCTGGAGGCAGTATACGCTTTGACTGGAAAGTTAGAGAATTTGTGCGCCTCTAAATCCAAAGAGAATTATATTCTTGATGGGAAAATCTTAAGCGATTGGGAATACAGCTATCTCCTGTCCAATCACTCAGAAGAGATCGAGCAGGAATACGAGAAAGTTGCGTTCGCAGCGTAAACTGGGGACGGCATAAATTTCAGAAAGGGGAATACATGAAAATCAAAGTCAAACAACTAGGAATTAAACGAGCAATCGTTGTCCGCACTAAAGGAAATGGAGGTGTCAAATGATATCCCTGCTAGAAGTAATCGAAGCTGGAGGGTTTGACCTATCCACCAAGGAAGACGCGTTGTGGCTTTTGTCCACGCAATCAGAATATGAAGATTTGGTAGAAAAAGCAGAGGAGCTTTTGAAAGACGATGAGTATTGATAAATTAGCAGAGATGGTCGAGACCGTAAGCATATACAACGATAGCCTGGATTATCTGAAACTTTATAGACTGGACGAGGATTTTTTCCAGGACTTTTACTCCGACGATCCGTTTGCCGCCGTCAAGGCGTGGGTGTTCGGCGGGGATAATAGTTTAGCCCATGAGTACGTCAGATTTGACGGCAACGGTAATTTGGAGACGTTTTCAGAGTGGAAGCGCGACGAGATTTTGTCCAGCCACAAAGACGAAATCGCGGAAGAATACAATAAATTGCCGGAAGAGGCAAAGTAGCGTTTTGGCCGTAAACTGGAGGAAATATAATGTACGGGGTAGTATCTAACTGGGGCGAGGTTAGTATTGTATGGTACGATACACTGAGCCAAGCTTTTAATGCAGCGACTACGGGCGATATAGTAATTAAGAAAATTGAGGAGATATAAGTTATATGTGGCGAAAATTGATAGAATGGGTAAAAATAGAACTAACACGGATAAGGATAGAAGAATAGTATGGGATACGGGATATCGTATAAGGGCAGAGTAAAGGAGTACGACGACATGAACAAAAAGACTTTTATGCAACTACACACTAACGGCAAGCTGGAATTGCTGGCGACAATCACTGTTCGGGTGAATGATGTAGACAACATGGAAAAGACCCTCGATGCTACCGTCAGGCGTGCGGGTGGGGTTGCGAACATCGCAGCGTGTCCCGTGAGTGGGTTGCGGCAAAGTGACGTGTATGGTGGCGATACAAGCGTGGAGGTGGACAGACACGGAATTGTTCGGCTTGTCACGCAACACAAGGGAAGCAAGTATATCAATATTGTATTCTATAGGAGGAAAACATCATGAGTTATGGGTTAGAGATGCATGACACAGTTGCATCAGATGAGGATGATGCACTATATAGAAAAGCCAAACAGTGGTACTACGACAATTGCCACGGTAGCTCTGATGAGATTATTAGTAAACTAACAGACCTACTAATAGAAGTCGCCGAGGAGGCGGAGTCACAACAAGATAATTGACGAGAGGAGCAAAATATGGAAAAAGTTATAGAATATGTGAGCTTCACAATCTGGGGCGATCTAGAATACGGAGACGGTCCATTATTCTGGAACGGCGAGAAGTGGAGTAACGGCGCGGGCGTTGAAAGCTGGATGGATGAGGATGCGGCACGGTATGAGTTCATTCGTTGTCAAGAAGACCTGGAAAATATCAAAAACATTAAACTGGTAAAGTCTATTGTCTACAGGGACGAACCAGACGTGGAAACTAAAACACTGGAAGAGAAAGAATTCTAGCAGTTATTAAATTTTACTAAAGAAAGGAATATCAAATGAAATCCACCACAAAAAACACTATGTCACAGAAGATCGAAACTATCAAAACTATCATCATCACAGCGTTGGTTGCGGGAATTGCCGCATTCATCGCTGGGAATATTTACGCTAATAACGTTCACAGCCAAGTCAAAGCGGAAGCTGTAAACATAGTTAAGGAAGTGAAGGTCAAAACGGTAAAAGAATAACGGAGGAGCGGACTCCGAAAGCAAAAACCGCAGGGGTCGAAGTCTCGCCCGTTTCTCAGGCGGGCGGCTGCGAAAGATTTCGACCCTTGATCCAGAAATATGACTGGAACGTTCGCACAATGATGGCGATTATGCAAGCTGAGAGCGGATGCAACCCAAACACCACGGGAGACAAGACCATAACGTTCCAAAGAAATGGGCGCGTGTATGGATATTCTGTATCGCTATTGCAGATTAGAATATTGCCAGGCCGCGAAGCTTGCGACACTCACGATCCAGAAACTAACATAGCTTGTGGCTATAGGATCTGGAAAAGTCAAGGTTATAAGGCCTGGTCGGCTTATACAAACGGCAAATATGCCAAATATTTAAGGTAAAGGAGAACGCATGAATGTAGCGGTGAAATATTCTTCCGGCGATGTGTACCTGATCGAAAATATCATTGCTACAGAGTTGGAAGGGGAAGAATTCGAAAAGACAAAAGAGAAGTACGGGCTGGAAAGATATAAGTTAGTGAAAAGCATTCCATTTACATGGTGGGGGCTTATCTCACGAAAACTTACCAAAGACGGTTTAGTTTCGGCCCGCTACTGTCTAGGCGAGACGCTAAAAGATCCTGTGAGAGAGTTTCTGGAGGGAAAATAGCGTTTTCGCCGCTAAACAGGCGGCAACATAAATTTTTAAGGAGGAAATATGACAACCAGCGGCGAATTTATCCAGTGGGTTAGCGCCAATATTCAAACAGCACCTAGCTTATTTGGCGGCGAGCGCACGGAATGGCGCAAAATGATGGAATATCAACTATTTGACTTTTGGCCGAAAAATATTCACTAAGGAGTTAATGATGAATAAGAAAACACTGCTTGAACTCCACCAGGCAGGCAAACTTGAGCTGGTGGGCGTGAATACATACAAAAAGGACGAAGCGCTGGAGTTCGAGCGCAATGTCGACAATGTGGTCAAACGTTGTGGCGGGCCAGACAAGGTAGCAGGGCGTCCCACGACAATCCTACGGGCAAATGAGGTGTACAACAAATTTACCGAGGTTGTTATCGATAGGCACGGGTTTATTCGGCTGAACACCAGCAATCCCGATAACAATTTTATATACAGCCTGTTTTACAGGAAAAAATAACTTAATAGGGGGAGATAATGAAAAGCTTATGTATTCGCCGAAAATCTAACAATGAATACATTTTGTTGGTGTTGACTTTTGAGAAAGGTCTATTGATGGTCTCCAAAGTCTTAGAGGTTTTTCCGAGCAACCAGGCAGCGAAAGAACATGCTTCTATGCTTATCGATACTGGAGAGTACGAATCAATATTTTACGCAAATGGAAGGGAGAGAATCGTTAAATGAGATTGACAGACGAGCAGGTTAGGTTGATTTTGGAGGGGCGGGCCTTCGAGGTTCACCGCGAAATGAGCAGTGAGAAGTGGAACGAAGCTTTGGGGGAAGAAACTTCCCTGTACACGGCTGTAGTTCATGATTGCCCGCTTGACTTAACAAGCTGGAATCTAGGGTTACCTGTAAATTACTCGCATATCTCCACCGCGTTAAAAGTCATGGGAATAAATCCGGCAAAGTTTCGCAAGTTCTACGATGAGAAACCATTATCGGGGTATGTTCCGAATGAGAACCGCTTGCCGTCTGTCAAGTTAAGCGATCTTACTGGAGAATTTGTAAACGGCACAATATGTTTATGTGTCACAGATTTAGGCGAAATAGCAAAAGCCATGAGTGAAAACCAACTAGTGTTTAAGGCTGGAACTATGTTGGCCATCTATGATTACAACACAGGAGAGATATTCTGTAAAACACCTCTAGTCAGGGATGTACAGGTCCGTAATAAAGGGCTTCGCTTTGTCCGAGATGAAGAGATGGAGCACAAGCTCTCCGATCATGTTGATGTCCAGGAATGGGCGCAGGGAAAAGTAACTGGCGTTTTCGCCGCTAAACAGAAGGAGAATTAAAAATGGGATATAGAGCAAACACGATAACAACTCATCGAGAATATGGAAGCCAATCGTTCTCGAACTGGGACGCGTTCGACAAATTTGTCGCACGAACTGAAGACACTTTGGGGATCGAGTTCATCGATGAACAGAATATGTACCAGGTGGAAAAAGAGAATGTAGAGGAATATCTGAAGACTCTGCCGGAAGACGGACAGAGCGATTACGGGCCGTTTACTAACAAAGAATTAAGACGCGCTTTGGAGAGGTCTTTAGAGGAATCTCCTGGCGATTACGTCAGCTGGGAGTGGTTTTAGATGGACGCGTTTTTCTGTATTACTTTAGGAACACTTATCCTGTATTTTTGGATTAAATGGCGAAAGGAGGACAGGCCAGCAAAAAGAATAAGCGACGAGGAATTAATCACAACGGTTATTCCTACCACAAACGACAAGAAATAAGGAGAATATATGAAAATCAGCGAACCAAAGAAAAAACCACTTGTAGAGGTTAGTAGAAGGTCAGAGCGTAAAGAATTGTATGAAAAGCTAGATACTTTAGAGGTCGGAGAGATGGTCGAAATATCTTGCGACGAAACAGAGTACAAGTCTGTCATCGCTGGGCTACAACACTTTAGAACATATCACTCAGAAAGCAGGCAATACACCCTACGGACCTTGTCAAAAGGTAAGCAATACACGGTGGGTATCTGGAGAATCAAATAGTCAATTAACAACGTGTCCTGGGCAAGACATTAAACTGCCCAAGAGAAGGAGAATATCATGGCAGGAACAGCTGCTGGAGCACTGGTCGCTAAGGCGAAAATTCTGAAGGAAAACCCGAACTTTTACCGAGAAATCGGGCAAAAAGGAGGGTTAAGAAAAGTAAAGAAAGGTTTTGCCACAAACTTGGCACTAGCCTCTGCGGCCGGGAAAAAAGGAGGCAGTATTAGCAGAAGAGAAAAGTCTAAGAGGGGATAACATGGAAGGAATCTACATTCTATCAACAGATTTTGAAAGTGTACCACTGAACACCCAAGAAGAGATCGACGACACTATCCGAGGCATTATAGACTTTTGCCATTTCTTTATGGAAGATGGACAAACCATACATATCAAACTAGAGAAATTAGCAAACAACGAGCTTGTTGCCGTTCCAGACCGTCTAGAGGCAGCTATTCAAAAAGCAACAGGCATCGAGAACTGGCACGAACGTACTATAGCGGGTTGGCCAAAAGGCATAGCGACCTTGACGAAGGAGACAAAGACGAGCGATGAGTAAAAAGTTTTTCGACGAAATAATGAAAGGGTACGGCGCTGATTCTTTTGACAGTAAGTATCCCGTCAGCCTAGGATACACTGAGACTGGTTCGGAGGTCACCCTAGACCTCCACCAGATGAAACACACTCTAATCTCTGGTATGAGCCAGTCTGGCAAAAGCACTATGGTTAGAAAACTGTTACCTAGTCTTGTGAAATACGCGGAAGTAGCAATCTTTAGCACCAAATCCAGCGATTTTGTAGACTACGAGGAAAAAGCGTATGTCGCAGCAGATGTTGGACAGATGGGGCTTTTAATCAGGCGCACTGTCGGAGAGATTGAACAGCGGGTAGATAAACTAAGCGACTTGCGAAGAAAAAATGGCATGCAGGAGCAATGTCCCGACAAGCCTTTGATCTTAGTAATCGATGAGTTCCAGTCTTTCGCTGAGCTAGCCGACCAGGCGACAAACGACGCCCTAAAGAAAATAATCCGCGAAGGCGCGGGGTTGAATGTGTTTCTGTACATTATCACCCAAACTCCGAATAAACGGATATTAAGCGACGGGTTGCGAGATAATATCTCCACGGACATCGCGTTCAGACAACGGGATTCCTACGGCTCCAGAATGGCTATCGGTACGCGGGAAGTTGAGTTTATCGAATTGCGACAGTGTATCGTTAGAAACATTGATAAAAAGTTTAAGATTACGAGGTTGAATTAGTGACTAAAGAAGAGAAGACAAAACTAGTTTTAGAGCGTGGGTATTCACTCTTGAAAAAATACAAACTGGAAGACTGGAAAATTATTCCTAAAGATATACGCGTGGGTATTACTGGACAAACGTGGTACGATGAAAACACTATTGTACTGAGCAAGCGCTTCATTAGGGTTTGCAATAAAAAGCAGTTCGATGGAGTCTTTTTACACGAGGTAGCGCATGTTCTAGCAGGACCTGAGGCTGGGCACGGAAAAGAATTTGTGGAGGTGTGTAAAAGTCTTGGTGTACCTGAAGAATACGCAAAAGAGAGAACTCCTGGGATATTCATTGGATCATATATCCTCTATTGCCCTGAATGCAAAGGATTCGGGACTGCAAATGACATGGAGAGTGTATTTTGTAAGCGGTGTGCTTATAACAAAAAGATCTCCCGCTGCTTTGTCACTAGAAACTCATTCGAGGTATTCCCGTGGTAGGCGCCCAAACTTTTGTTCCTTCTGGAAGAGGGGATTGCTTGGAGAGTTCTTGCGTAACCTCCAGCATCTCCTCGTAGGGAAATGGCGTTTTCACCGCTAAACAGGAGTCCACACAAAAATCTACTACGAAGCCAGAAACTGACGCAACAGGGTTGTCTGTCTCGACTAACTGGGCGACAAAACCTCCGATTGTCATATACCCCATGAGCGCGTTGTACTCATAGTCTTCAAACTCTGGCAAAAATTGCAGAAAATGCCCGTACAGAAATAATTTATCTCCTATCTTGGGGGCACCCATACGCCGTATCCTTCATTTCTGGCAAGAACTTGCCCTTCCAGTATATCTATGGCATAAACATTGTGGGAATCGTTCTTATCGTCGGTGTGAAAGGTCACAGATGCTAACTGCCCATATTGGCTGAAGCGAAGAGTTTCTTTAGGCTCTCCGTCCAGGCTCGTGGACTTAATTGTAGAACTTCTTGCGGCCTTGATTCCGTGCACATAGCACATTATTTCTAAACTCGAAATCATTTTGTCGTACCCGGCAATAGTATTTTTGTTAAAGCGTTTTGTGTCCCTTTTAGAGAGTAACCGCAAAGTGTCGATAAAAGACCGTACAAGCTCCTTAGAGCCTTTGTATATCATATCAAGCGGTATAGACATCTCTTCTCTCTTCCACGAGCCTAGACGACGTTTGATGAGCGAGAATAGGGTATTTCGCTTGCTGATCACTATTGTTCTGTCGCCCTTTTCTTTGAATTGTATTTCCGCGCGGTTAAGAATGCCCTGAAGAATAAGAAAAGCCTCTGGCTCTTTTTTTCTGTTAAGACTTATCTGAACATCTCCTCTGCCGAACTTGGACATAGCGGTCTTGTAGATCATCGCTCTCTGCAAAATAAAAGCAGTCAAAACATACCAATCCTCTGGCGGCATCTTCTTTGTTTTTTTGAAGCCCTTGCCGAAAACAGTAAACATATCGGCTTTGTATTCTTCTTCCGGAATATATGTCGCAGTTCGGTTGAACACAAACGTCTTTCCCGTTTCAGCGATGGGCACATTTCTCACTTGCTTGTAGTGTTCTTCTCCGTCTATAAACCCAAAAACCTCCTGCCGCGGCGAAAGTTTGATGTTCCAGTAAGAATTTCCTAGACAGTGGATTCTACCCCTAAACTTAATCAACTCTATAGCGAACGGTTGCATGAGGTGGGCCTCTCCCAGAAAGTTACGGACTAGCACTTTGTCAAAGCCTTTGATGTCTTTGATTCGTTTCCAGCCGGTGTCTGTCATAATCTGGGTGTCTTTGTGAAATGCCATCTCACCACCTTATGAAAGCGCTTATATTCTTAGGTTTGAATTTATTAGCCGCCATATTAGCTATCATAGCAGAGTCAGCGTGGTCTGGCGAGCGTCCGAGAGTACGTCGAAGCTCTTTCTTGTTCGTGACCTTAGGTTTCCCAGTGTCCATATCGTACTTGTGGGCTGAAAGCTGGCGGATGAGATGTCCTTGCTCGATGACTGTGTTGAGAAGTTTTATTTTCCCCTCTTCAGCGTCTAGCATAAACTGGTAGTAACCGTCGTTTCTCGTGCTTGCTCCTGCTGTGTAAACGTTTATTCTCCAACCAAGAGACCTTAGACTATCTCTTAATGCCGCGCCTACTCCGTTGCCTTCGATGGTGATATTCCTCGCCAAAGCAGGAGTAAAACCATGTCTCTGAGCGTACGCTACGATCTTGTTGGCAATATATAAACTAATAACATCGTCTTTGCCTTTCGGCGATGGAATTTCGACCTGTTCGGCTATTACTCCGTTTTCGACTAAAGTGAGCACCGTATCGTCTTTTCCAGCGTCTGATGGGTCAACCCCGATAAACTTGCTAAACTTATTCTCGCCGCTTTTTGTTTTTTCTGGTTCAGGGATTTCATAGACAGTCATCTTATCGATCAACGCAGTTGAGAATAATACGCCATCTTCATCGGCGTAATCCCAATTGCCGTCCAAGAGGCGTCGTTTTTCTAGCGGGGGAAGCCGTCTAAGGCTCTCTACGTAGTTTTCATCGACAAAAGGGTTGTCTAGTACTGTTGAGCGTATATACGCGTTATATGCCGGCAGACGCTCTCCATTAACCCAAACATAGCCGTTCTGCCACTTCTGTACACGCCCGCCGCCTAGCTGAGCGTATTTGTCGTAGAACTCTTGGCGGACAAACGATGGAGACGGATTACAGTTGTGAACGACAGCGTTGCCCGCAACATAGTTGTGAGGAGCTGTCTCAAAATTGTATACCTTTCCAGTATAGTCAAGCGTGTCTATCTTTTTTATCTTGAAGTATATAAACTTTTCGTCGGCATAGGCGTCTCTTCTATGTCTCTTGATTGGCTCAGAAGCAATAAACTTTGACTTTAGCTTCACGCTGTTTGATATGTTGTAGAACAATTTGGTGTCATAAAACCCATAGTAAAGGTGAAATCTCGGTTGCTGTACATACCTAGTGTTTCTGAACTCTACAAATTCATCGACTCTCTTGTTTTTCAGACTTCCGACAATTCCGTGCTTGAACATAATCTGCTGTATTTGCATGAGAAGGGTGTTGTTTATCGATACAAACTCGATCTCTGATTTTCCTTTGGTATTCATAACGCAACCGTCTGAATCGATAAAGCCTGACACTATCTGCGTCCCGAATCTTGAGTGTAAGATGTCATTTGGGATCGATTTGTTCTTCGCGCCATGTCCGAATGTACGCAAAAACTTGGCCACTTCATCAGACGAGAAGCTCAGCAGTTCACACCCGACCTGTTTTTTGAACTGTGTCTTTCTGCCAAGACTTTTGATGACACTATTGACTCGCTGCTTAATCTCTGGGTATTTGTTGTCACAAGCAAAGCATATCTTGTTTCCAGTCACCCAGCCATCACCAAGCCAGTAGCCTACAAGCCACCAGAAGTTCTCGTCATTCAGAGGGCTGCTCATTTTTGTCCTATATTTTGCGGTTTTATAAGTCTTTGTTCCCATGTATTTCTTGGCGTACTTAACTTCTGGCCACAGATACTTGACTTCGGTATACTCAGTTATCCGGGGTACTCTTACCCAGTCGCCAATACTGATCTTGTCTGGTGTTCTGTACTCAAAATTATGCTCAACGATATTCTGCTTCTTTTGTTTGCCGTTTTCATACCAAGTTTTAACGCTTCGTGTTGGCGTTGAAACAAGTACAGGATGTTCCGATGTCAGACGCAAGGGCAGATTATTATCAGCATAGTATATAGAGTGTAATTTTTCGTTGGCGTCTCGTTCAAATATCTGCGCCACTGGAGAGTAGCTCCCGTCATCTGTTAGCAGCGAGTCTTCATAGGTCACATTTTCTACATGCTTATAACCATTCTTTGTTTGGACTAGACCGCCGACAGGAATACAGCTCGAGACGACTTTGCCCGTGATTCCGTATTCCTTATTAAGCCAGCGATTGACACGAGAAGCCAGTATATCGTAAGGTTTTTTGTTAACTTCTCCCACCTCATCAATGAAAGCGCCAGTCAGTTCAAGAGAACCTAGGCTTTCCATTTCAGGATCGGATGGCTTAGCTGTAAGATCTAAAAGAAGAAGAGACGAGCCATTAACATATTCCAAAGTTGAGTCTAAAAGATTTAACTTATAGTCGTTTTCGGTGATTCCTAAACTAGGATGGACTTTGGAAATAAGAGTGGCCAGAGTAGTCTGCTTTAAGCTTTTTAGCTCTTTACGAGCTAGCCCCCATCTTGTGCCTGGATATTTTTTGCAGGCTATTGCAGCTATGAGTCCGAGGAGGAAGGTGTTGTGAGTTACTGTAAGAGTCTCTCCAGCTAGATATGTTCTGCTTGGGCTATCAACCATTATACATTTTGTTGGGACACTGTCGACTTTTTCTATTGAGAGGATATATCTCCAATCCTCGCAAAGGCGGATGCTGGACATATAGGTAAAAGGCGAGGCTAATTTCTGTAGCGCAGGGACAGCATACCCAGTGTTCCCTGACTTATACTGATTGAACAAGAATTGAGTGTTTCTCACTGTGCCTTGGTGTAAATGATCAAATCGCTCCTCGTTATTGAAAGTAAGCCACCTGTGTTCGTCGTCGGCAATCAGATAGCTGTCATCGGAGAATGTGAGCTTATAGCACGGACGATGGTGAATATCACTAACTAAAACGACTTTCGATGGAAGCCCGTCTTTGTCAAAAACATAGTCACCCTCCTTAAGCTCGCCCATAGTAGTCCAACCATTGGTGGTCAGTATTTTAGTATCTAGCGCGAGCCCCTTGCCTCCACCTGCCCCGCCGCCAAAAACGAGCCCTACGACTTGCGGGTCTTCAAAAAACTGAAAGGCGAGGCTCTGCACCTCTGATATTGTCAGGTCTGATTCCATTTAGTATTTGTCTCTGTATTTCTTTTGATATTTTTGCCATCATTAGAGGCGGCACGCTCATGACCATAACATATTCTGGCTTCATGCTGCAGAAGTCAAAATCTCTGGGGAACGAGCTGATTTTTATTGCTTCTTTAGTGTTGATAGTTCTCGGATAAAGCGGATGAAAGTTAGCGCCTGATGCAGTGATTGTGCGGGCTGGTCTATCCATCCACAGCTTTCGTCTAGCGCCAAACTTGCCCACTTGGTCGCCTTGTTCTGCCGCTAGCCAGTATTCTTTATACAAATCTGTTAAGTTGCACTCTTGATCTGTGTCGTCACTGACCTCTGAAAAAGGAATTGGCGGTTCTTTGAATTTCAGATCCAGGTTCTTGCCTAATCTGTTTGAGATAAAGAACACTCTTTTTCTACTCTGGGGCAGTCCCATTTTTGAGCCATCTAGGATGAAGACTTGTGTTTTATAGCCACTTTGGGCCATTCTTCTCGCGTATTCTTTGGCGTATGGTACAGAGTTAGCTCTTACCATTTCTTTAACATTCTCGGCCACAACGACCTTAGGTCTCATTTTTCTAGCTAGCTTTTCAAATTCAAAGAATAAAGTATCTAAAACTTGCTCGGATTGACCCTCGCGAAACTTCTTCTTGACTCCCCAGGCTTTAGAGACCAGCCCTGCCACACTAAACACCGAGCATGGTGGACTTCCGTCTAAGATATCCACTTCAGGCAGGTCTTCTCTTTTTAAGAGGTCTGATATACTACATTCAAAGAACTGTTTTGGGTTGTGGTTTGTTCTGTAAACTTGGGCCATTTCTTTATCAATATCGTTGGCCGCGACAACTTCGTAGCCCGCTAATTTGTAGCCCATCGTTGAGCCACCACCTCCACAAAAAGTAGACATAACAGTAAGTCCGTTTTTTTCAGGGTAGTCTGAGAGACCCCAGTCGTACATTATTGCTTCGCCCGTTTGGCCGCTTTGCCATCACCAAGCTGCTTCGAGGGAACAACTTGGATTGTGAAGTCGGTCTTCGCGAAGAACCCGTCCGAGGACTCGAGGCTTACTTTGTCTCCAAACCCTGTCTTGCGCACCCAGTCAGCGGCTTTCACATCACCACTCATAGCTTTCGACATCATCACTGCTGCTATAATGTAGCCTCCAGTCTTTCTTGGGAGTTTGGCCCAGTAATCTGGCTGGTTCTTGAATATCTGGTCGATTAGCTCTTCGTCATCAAGGACTTCTCGAACAATTTTATCGAGATGATGTGGTTTCTGTTTTTTATTGGTTGAGACTACACCGGCAGCCCTTCTCTCAGCTGCTTTGGCTACGTTCTTTCGTAGGTTCTCGCGCCGGATTCTTTTTAGTTCTTCCGGGGTACATTTTCGTTTTCTTGCCATCTATTTATATTTTATCACGTTTAGTTGTAATCTTGAGGTGTTTTAATCTTTCGGTGTTTGTTTCTATCAGTTAAACAAAACTACACCGTCAGATTTACTCTTCATCTATATTTTTCTCCACTGCCTTCAACCGCATAACTGGTTGGCTATACAAGGTGATGATTTGCCGAGAGGTGGCAGGACTTTGAAACCTTGCGCCCATTTATAGTCCTTACTCGTATAGTCACACCTTTCACTGCCCAAGTTGCAAAGTCAGCAGTTACTTTTCTAACTCTAGTTGCGTGACTTAGTGAGACTGCAACGCCAACCTAAGACTATAGCTTTCGAGCCACTTATATAGCCAGTTGACAGACAGAGCAGCGCGGTCTCGGCTCTCTTATCACGTGGTTCATAGCCTATACCGCTCTCGGTAGCAAGGTGACCCGTCGGTCTTACCAAGTCAAGAACGAGTTGCTGTGCTGAGCTGCAGTCTGTCTGTCCAGTTATACGGTTGAATTGTTAATGTTCTAAACCATTTTTCCCAGGTGGGGAAATTGGTTTCTACAGGGTACGTTTTGTACCCGATTGGTTTAATTATACCCAGTTTATTGACATATGGTAGGTCATTAGCAAACGGCGTTTACCTATTACCCTTTCTTTAATTATTTATCCTATTGCGCACAAATCTCTATCAGAGCTTTTATAACAGCTGCTATTAGTGCAACGACCGCCACTAATATTAAAATTGCGATAGCTCCAAGCAATACTGCGCCAATCCAAGAGACTACTGTCATCGCCGACATTCTTCTTGTTCTCCCTTCTTAATTCCAAAATAAGCTAACCATTCTTTCTCGTGTTCATCAATAGACTTTTGAGCGTCTTCTTCAGTCTCGTAGCGTACAGGTTCACCTGCGTCTACCCAACTAGCTGGATATATTCTTAAACTTTTTGTGATATAGTCATGGCCTTCTTTGGGCTTCCAATGGGCATTATCTTCTGAAATTTCTTCAAATAACAAGGTGTTGCACAGTAGACTGCCCGGCAACATCATATCATATAGACCGTCGCTCGTTCTGACAAGGATTGTATCGTTGTGTTCAAATGCTATATCTTCAGTGTCACCAACTGGCAGGTCCTGAATAAGTCTATATCTTGGTTTGCGCATTAGTTGCCCATCCTTTCGTCTATACCTTTATTCTAATGAAGAGCCTTACAAAAGTCAATAGAAGTCTATGGCTTTATTCACCCTTGGTCTTGATTCTCCAGCATTTTTCACACCACAAAGCGGGCTCTTCTTTACCTACAGCTCCGAATACTCCACTTCCCGGCTCTACAAGGGTTAGACAACTTTTACAGGTGCGGTACTTGATAATATCTTTAGCATGTTGCCGAATATAGCTTTCAAATTGACTTTTGCATTGGTCTAACCGCATTTTTTCTAGCTCTATAGTGGACTTGCACTGCTCGAAAGTTCTTTTCATTTCTTCAAGATATTTCGTTCGGACAATTGTGACTGGCAATCTAACTCTGATATTCATCTTTCAATTCCTCTTCCCTGTCTCTAATATACTCATACATATTAGCTAAATTAAAGTCTGGGAATTGCCCCATAAACTCTAAAGCATGTTCTAGAGCCTCGATTTCGGCTTTCTTGACGACTGCCATGAGCTCATCATCATATTTTCGATAGACCTTGTTGATGTCTTCGTCCTTGACAGCCTCTTCAGTTATCAGTCTCAAAAAGTCATTTTGAAATCGCTCTAGGGTTTTGTGTATTTCTATATATGGGTTCATTTGTTAATCCTCTGTTGTTAGTAGCCTAATCAAATCAGGTTTAGAATCAGCATGTACGAGTTTAAGATACGCGCTTTTAACCTCTCGTCTATGTTGTCTTACTATATTTAATAATGCTAACTTAGCGTATTCTATATTTCCATCATCCTCAAAATCTTCTAGGATTTCTTGAATTCTGGATAGAGCTTGTTGTTCCTGTTGATTATTCATTTCAATATCCTTTCTTGATAGTTTATTGGCTGTTGGGTCGTACACTATACTGGCAGAATCTAAATCGCCAGCAAGATTATACATTTCAAAAAATTGAGTATCACGATTTTGAAGAGAGTTTATAGAGTACAATCTTTTATGCGCGGCTCTGCGAATCTCCTCTGCACGCCCACTGCAGCGATGACTGTAGCCAGAGTAATAGTTGTATTCTATCCATTTATGACACTTGTCACACTGGATAGATGGTTTTATATCTGAGTTCTCAGTTAAGACGTCTCTTATTCTCATCTGTTTTTCTAATTTGGATATATCAATCTTAACCTTAGATTCTTTACGCAGTTTACTATTGCATATAAGACAGTGTTGTTTACGCCCAAACATAGGATAATGCTCCACCCACTCATCACATTTCTCACAATACAACATTATTTCTCCTCCGCCACTCTAGAGCCTGTATAGAGGTTGCCAACTACTTCACATTCTGAACTATAAATATCGGAAAGGAGTTCAGCTCTAGTCTTAGATAAGTCATTTATGTCGGTCAGCCTGAACGCCGCTCTATCAAAGATAACTAGATAAATGTGCTTTCTGTATAATATCCAATCGTCTTGAAAAATGTCCTTTGCTTTAGCGTCAATAGTCCCTGTACACCGACTAATCGCTAGCCGCCCATTGACAGGAATCGGCCCATTCTCGCCCTCAAGTTTTGCTGATGCAAGCTTGTCGCCTTGCCAATGCAGAGACACGACCTTTCGCATTCTTTTTTCTAGTTTGTCCCAGGCGCGGAATTTAATATCACGCATTTTGATCAAAACCCTTCTGTAGCATTTCTTGAAGGTCAGTTGAGCCGTTGTAGAACCACGTTACGAATTCATAAACACCGTCTTGAACCTGAGCGACTTCAACAAAGTTGCCATATATGTTGAAATCTTTGTCTAATTCAACTTTATAAATACAATTCCCGTCGATGACGACATAGCCGTTGTCTTCTAGTTCGTATTCCTCAACTTCTTCTACATCTTTATAGTATTCATCGCGCTCTTCTCTAGGCACGCTTTGCCAGAAATTTTGCAAATTAGATTGAAGCTCATCAGCGTCTTTATATTTTTTGCAAAGCGTGAGCTTTCCTTTGCGTCCTGCAGTTTCACTCATTGTCTGCCCTTTCCTTATCTACGCCAAATCATGTAGTTTAACTGACATTAGCTAAATTCTCCATCCATAAAACGATAGCCATCGATAAGACACTCGTACTTGCTGTCTAGGTCCAGCGGGAAGCTCTGCATATTCTGCACCTTGTCCCATAATTCATCATAGGTCACCGGTCTGCCATACTCATCGATGATACGCTTGTCTTTTAACCATTCTCTAAGTTCTGAAATATTCTTGTAATACTTTCCGCCGTTATAAGCAAACAGAAAGCGATTGCCGCCGCTTGATTTGCCTAAATGAACGCCGCAGTAGCACATGTGTTCGACCTGGCAGTCTTCACATTTACGAGTTGCGGCAACATAGTAGTTTGTACTCATTTTCGCCTCCTCCTTTAGTGTCAAATATATGTAAAGTACATGTATGTTGTTTACATATTCTATAGTGCGATCTCGCAGAAAAGCACTGTATTGCTCAACCGCATAACTGGTTGGCAGCACCAGATTGAGCCGGTTTCCACCTGCGCTCAATTCTATAGGCAAATGAAAAGCCTAGACACTTGTGCTACCAGTTGAACAGACGATTTTATTCACTCGCGCCACAATATTGTGTTTGATATCTCTTGAGATGCGGTGGGGTTGTTGATAGTTCCTTGAAAAGGCGGGAACCCTTGCTACGTCTAGTAGGTTAATCTTGCCGGGCACCAGAAGCTATCTGGTCTTTCCCTACACAATACATATCATCTGTCCAGTTATGCGGTCAAGTTGTTAATGTTCTTGAGGGCGGCTCCCAGCGATATAGCCGAAAGCCGACCAACCCGTAGAAAGAAAAGTTTGTTTTACGTCTTCTTCAAGACATTCGTATTGTAGCAAAGAATTCTATAAAGGTCGAGGTTTTCACCCTAGAAGATTGTTTATAAGTGCTTGAACACGAATTCTTCGAATAAAATCCTGACGTCTCAGCTCGTCCTCAAGAATGCTAGCGCAATTTTCGGCGTACTCTTCCACGGAATCTATAACGGCTTTAGTGACCTCGTCTTCAGCTTCTTTCACCCAAGACTCTAATTGATCGTGAGAGATTTCCGATTTACCAAGCGCTATTCCTCCCGCGACGCCTGCCCTTATGAGGGTTGAGACGTTTTCTCTTATTTTCTTTTTGTCATCGTCGCTCATATTTCTAAAACCATAATTTATGTATATTCCTCGCTACCCAGTGAATTGCCCATTGTACTTCTCTGAGCTGTTGTTTAGTGGCGGGTTTAGTGATGTCGCATAAGTCTTCATATCTCGATAGGGCTTTGTGCGCACGAACCATCTCTGCTTTATATTTGGCGTTCTCTTCTGCACTTTCTAGAATATTATATTGTTCATCTAGCCACTTCAAATGCCACTTTAAGTGCTGAGCTAACATATTACAAATAGTTATGTTTGAGTTCCAGGCGTCTTCAGCAGGCACTATCCCCTTTTTGCGAAGCCTGTTAGCTTTTATGTCTCCTGGTTTTTCTCTGACCCATCGCCAGGCTCTATAGACTGGGATGGGGACTCGATCAAAAAGCCACCAATATAGTTCGCTGTGTTCTTTCATTGTTACTCCTTGTTAGGTTTTACTTTGTTCCAAAAATACTCAAAAATTTCGTCGCCCGTCGGGTTTTTGCGCAAGAAGAATATAAGGTGCTTGTCTTGCTTGCTCAGTCCTAGACTGGTATTAAGAGCCAACCCTTTATTAGTTAAGCCTCTAGTCATCTCCATAATCTGGAATGAGTGTTTTTTGATCTGCCTGTAGTCAGACATGATTTTGTTATAGATGTCCTCAACCTGAGGCAAGAATTCGTCTGGAATATCCATGCTAGCTGGAGTCTCACCATTTTTTGCTCGTTCCCAAATATTCTTCGGTGTAATGTTAGAAATGAGCCTATGGCGCTCCATGAACTCTTGGGTTTTGATCTTAACTCTTGCATGAGTATAAGCATCGTATAAGACAACTCCCTCGATACCAGACCTCTCTAGATATTTTTTGGCTAGAGCCGGGGTAAAGCTCTCTACTGGTGTCAAAAATGAAGGCAACTTAACTGAAGTGGGGAATAACTCGCTGCCGTCATTCATTCGGACCGCCCAACATTTTAGCTTAGGGGTGCTTCCATGTTTTGTGACGATTACCCCCTCGTCTCCGGGGAAGTCCATTAGTAACTCGCAGCAGAATAGAATGTCTTGCGGCAGTTTATTGTCAGATACTATCTCTCGAGCCATTCGAGCATACTTACTCTCAAAAGACCCCTTAGAAGTGACTATCAATCCATACTCATGGTCGTTGATAATCTGGATCATGTATCCGTCTTCTTTGGCTGTGATATAAGAATCTTCAAAAGATACATTCTCAGCCCCAGGCTGTCCTAGGTTAAAAAACTTTGGCACGCAATTGATAACTGTTCTGCCCGAGTCGTCTAAGACCAACCCTCTAGACATAAGCGTTTCTGGCGTCCAGTGTCTTTCAAATTCAGTTTTTTGAGTGTATACGTAGATACTTAACGGTAGCTCTGGGTGTTTCTGAACACGAACGTAGCCGTCTTTGACTAGTTTGTCGAGCTGTTTTTGTAGTTTAGTTTTCGTCATAAATCATTCAGCGTCGGACTTCTTAGACAACAAATCGATGAATGTAGTTTTATCAACAGCTTCTGGAGACAAATCAATCACACCCTCTGCCATCTCACCAACAACCTTAGCGCCAGCAAGCTCTAACACCTCGTTCAAGGTGATTATGTCTGTGTAATAGTTCAGGGCGAATTTGCGGGCACGCTCAGCAGATTCTGTATGCCGTGAGCTTATCGCCTGCTCTAAACCAGACTGCATGAAATAGAACCTACTGTGTTCGTCTGTTACGTTTATTATACCAAGAGTCTTGTGTTTTTTGTCCATGACAGAGTTCGTCAAAACAACTAAGTTATTAGGATCGATGACATACCTTCTATCCACCAAACTTTTGTCTGATTGTCCCACAAATATCTTGAACGGGCAGACACTCTTAAGGCGATAATTGTAAAAATTCAAATTAACCAGCCAAGACCCACGAGACTCACTGCTTACCCAGAATAGTTCTGACGCGCCTTTAGGCTTCGGTGCGTCTGTGACATCACCTGAGAATAAGATATTCTTCTTTCTGGTACTGTATTGACCGTCCCAGCCTATTTTACCTAGACCATTTGATAAGGACAGGTCTAAATCCACCCGCTGGCTAGAAGTATTAAACCAATGGACCCCTACAACCATATCATTGTCTAACTCTGCATAAGAGCCGCTCGGGATTTCACCAGTAAACATCTTCTCTGTCGATGGAATAGCATACTTAACTTCTTTAGGAATGAAGAAGGTCTTACCCTCAACGTTTGGTTTTATGTCGTTCGCGATATACCTTAAGACAGCTTCATAAAGAATCTGGGCGCCTCGCTTGTTCTCAAACTCAAACTCTTTAGTAAACGATTTGCCGTTTCTTACTCTGTACATAATAGAATCAGCTTCTGTCGTGCGGAACTTCAAAGCATAGGCTAGCCTAATCTTACGAAAAATATTAGCATTCGCCATAGCCTCTTTGAACGAGTCGGCGTCTGGGGCTTGACGAGTTTTTAAGCGATAGGTAATTGAATTCAATAAGTCCTCTGGCATTGGCTTGTGGTAAACTTTAGCTAGACGACGAATCTTGTTCACGTGCCTCTTCAGTCCAGAGTTCGTTCTTAGCGCTAGGAATATAGGTTTGAACCGGTAGAAAATCTGAGCTAGTTTCTCTAATCCATACATTTTTTCGTATGAGTTGAAATATCTAACAAGCATATTGTTGTTCCGAGATTTTAGATCTTCGATGAGTTCTTTATTTTTGATTAACAGTGTAGTCTGTGCAGACTTGTAAACAACAAACCTCAAAAACTCAACTGGGTTTTGCGGTACTATATCGAGATGATCGTAGAGCGCTGCTCTGACTTCTTTGTTAACAATCTGATTAACTTCGTTAGAAGATATTTCTACGTACTGGGCCACTTCTACAGCGTCTGTGACAGATTCATTAGACAAAGCCACGCCTGACGAGAGTAGATTAAGCAACTTCTCTTTTAGCTCGTCTTTCGTGTATCCATGAATTACTACTAGACGAACTCCCTCTTTCAGTTCTGGGGCTTCTAGCGCCTCTGCGGGTATATACACGCTATCTTCGTCGTAAATTCCTAACTGTTCTGCACCGTATGTTGTGAGGTAGTGAACCATCTGCTCAAACACGAGCTGCCTTGTCGAGGAGTCTCTGACTTTTGCGAATGATTTATGAAAGGAAGAATTCAGCTCTTCTGGGTTGCGTCCATAAAGTGCGTTTATTTTCCCAAGTATAGCGTCAAAACTCCTTGAAGAAAATACTGGCTCAAAAACAAAACCTAGAGGAATAGTTTTCTCCATAAGTTCTGCTGCTCTGTCCTTGTCGAGCTCCACCTTTGATTCTACCGGCAAAGCCTTGAACAGGCGTAGCGTTGATTTCATCTTTTCCTCCTATAGGTTATTTGATAGGCAGAGCCCCTTATAAATACAGCGAGCAGTAAAAGCTTTTTGCTCTACCTGTTGAGCTACTTCGCTTACGCGAAGGCAAGATTCGAACCTGCACCTGCGGGTTTAAGAGTCCAAAAAATAGGAACTATTTATGCCACAGTTTTTTAATATACAAGGCGGCGGGTAGTAACTTTCATCCATTGTAAGCTGATTATTATTAGGAACTACCTTTGCCACTTTCATAATATCAAAGCACGAGCTTCGTGTCAAGAGTTTTTGATGTTTCAGAGCCCGTTCTGGTTCTTTTCTTGATCTTCAAAAGATCGTTCACACAAGTGGTAACGAATTGCCTGTTGCCAGGTAGACCAAAATCAGCGAGGACCTCTTCATTATCTCTTTTGGCTTTCTTGTTGGACACGAACATAGTAGTCACTCCGGTCAAGAAATACCGATTAGAGTCCGACGGCTCTCTCTTCATCTTCTTGTCATAACGGTCAAAAGCTTCGTCTAACGTATCAACCGTTAAGCCGGCAACATTGAAACGAGAGTCTCTTGTGATTCTAATTTCTATGTCTCGTTTGCTCATTTACGTGAATTGTTCCCTGGTATCAGGCCAAACAAGAGAACGAAAAATATACCACGCGTCCAGTCCTTGGTATACATAGCATAGCATATGTTCGCAAACACAACGATGCAAAACAAAATCGTGAGAACAATGCTTATGATGATTATTCTGTTATTCTTCATTATCGGTCTTTTTCCTTTCTATATAGTCCATTAAATCTTCGTAGTCTATTCTTATTTTTGCTTCGACGGTCGGTATTATCAGAAAGCTTCCGTCTATACAGTCTCGACGAATAAAATCAAAATCTGCGTCAAGAAACTTCAAACACTGATCGATATTATCTCTGATGTAACTTACTATTTGTTCTTGACTGATATTCATTGTGGTATTCCCTTTCATAGATTCTCAACTAACCTGTGACAGTCTTCGCAGTCATCAACGGCCACATAGTGATTGGTAAATCTATACCCATCAATAACCATTTCATGTGTGGCGCGTACATCTAAAGGCAATCCCTGCCTTGACTCTGCCATTTGCCAGAACTCAGCATAGCTCACATTCTTCCCATACTCGTCAACGATGTACTTATCCTCAAGCCACACTTTCATTTCTTTGATGTTCTTATAATATTCTCCACTGTTATAGGCGAAAACAAAAGGATGTTTTTCAGCACCCTCACCTATGTAGACAGACTCTTTGCAAAGTACGTGCTTCTTGCCACAGTCTTCGCACCCTTGATAAATTTCTGCAAAGTAACGTGTTTTCATTTCTTCTTCAGCAACTCATGGTTTTGTTTACTAGTCATTCCCCATCCTCAAAGTACTTATCAATATCATCAACAATCCGCTGGCTTATCCAAGATTCTGTGCTCTTGATAGTTTTCCATTCTCTGCGGGTTAAGCCCATCGAGCTAGCTAGATAGCCTGCGTCAGGGGTAGACAGGGCTTGGTTGAAACCAGTTATTTGCTGAATCGCATAGTCTAGCATGGTGTTCTTTCTTTCGGTTTTAATATCTTTCTTTGTGCCAACAAAGTTCTCTGAAGTATTAGCTGTGAGCAGCTCACGGTTCTGATGAACATTGCCAACAACTTCCAAAGTATCAAGGTCAATTCCCATAGTATTAAGCTCGGAAAAAGTGTATAAGAAGTTGTTATCTATCATTCGCAACCCAAAACCAGCCAAACCATCTGACCACTCTACCACGCCCACGTATTTGCCTTTTTTGCTGCTGAAGGAGCAGATATCGTTCTTATAAATCTCTGTGTTATCATCGCCTTTTAAGCTAGTGGCAGGCTCGACAACAAACCTTTCACTATTGCACCCGCTCGACAACAATGCGCTCCACGGGTTTTCGCCCTTTTTCGATATAACTAGTGCTCCGTCGTTTTTGGCATGAAGAATATCGGTGTCCAGATATTCTCGCTGCTCGTTGTCCCAGACCCTAAACTTGATAATGTCCATGCCTACTCCTCGTCAAACTCTTCAATTGGGGCGTTATCAGACTTCCCGTGATCTTCAACTTCGTAGTCGTCAACCACAATATCTGCGTTGTCCTCGAAAAACGCTTTCTTCTCTTCTTCGGAGAGACCGTTCCATTTGTCTGCGTCTACAACTAGCTCTAAATGTCCATAGCGTAAGTGTCCTGATACATAGTCAAGTTCTTGGGTTAATTTGATTTTAGGCATATACTCTCCTTTCTTTTCTTTAATGAGTCCGACAACATCCTCGACTTCATCTATATGTTCTTTTGAAATACTTTCTATCCGGTTGATGATATCTACAGCGCTGAATTCCTGCTTACCAGCGGCTTGGTATGCCGTATCCCTCAATTTCGACCAGATATGATTAAGAGCTATCTCGTGCAGTTTTATATTCTTCATCGAAACCGCATCTTCGTAGGTGTCTCCGTGAAAGGAAATCCCACCGAGAACTTCGTCTAGCAATCGTTCTAATTACCCTCACCAGGCACATATACGTCCAGTATCCAGCGAGGAGAAACTTCATTTTCAACAGTTCTGCCGAGGTGCACTTCATACAGTTCATGCTCGATTAGATCTTGGAATATATTTCCGCTGGTGTGATAGGCGGGAGTGTCTCCTCCAAGATATTTCATACGATAGAACATTTCACCCTGATTAGTAGTCTGCCCCATTTACAGCTCCTTTGTCTTATTTTTGATGTCTTTGATCAGGATTTCCAACTCACCATCTGTCCACTTATACGGGGTTTTCATACTCTCCAACAAGTCAACAATGTCTTCACCATAAGTTTTCAACATGAACCTCGTATACCCAACTGAATTACTCTCATCGAATCGATTGCACGACCGGCACTGAGCATGAACATTTCTTTCATCGTATCTGATAGCCATCCATTTGCGATTTATGAAGTGTCCAGCGTCAGCCTGTTCGAAAGGCTTTATTTGACCACACGAACAGCAAACGAAAAAACCGTTTTCAGAATCTCGCAAGCGTATATACTTTGAGAATATTCTGTCAGCTTTCTTGATCAGGTTTTTGTTTGCCATGCCTTAATTCTACTCCTTATTCATGCAAAAAGCAAGAGCGTTTTTAACTTCGCCCTCGACTAACTCTATGATATCCTTGACAGCAATATCCACATCGTCATCTGTCGGCTCAAGCTGTGAGTCGAGATAGGTGTCCGACAATATCTGACGAATGGCTTTGTCTAGTTCTTCATGCGACATTTTCCCTTCTTTGTTTATCGGTTGACTTTTTCATACTCTAAAAGAACATAAACAGACCGCTGCACATAATGCGACCACAGCTGCCACCTGGTAGTTATACTTAGTATTATATATTTTATTAAACCTGCTGTTGGACTCCGCATAGCTAGAAGCCATCCACTCTGCGAATTGTCTTCTTGTCAACTGAGGCTCTTTCTTCAGTTGAGAAATAGTTTCTTTTGGGTCAAGCGGCGACGGGGTTTTGCTTGACATCATAGACATTACAGATAGAACTGCTGATATAACAATAAACAACCCCCATGGTTTTCCCATAGAGACAATCACCTAAAGCAGTAGAATTGTAGCTATTAAGATAACTCCTCCTCTCACCTGCTCGAGTACCATGCCGTCGTTCCAAGTAACGAGGCCACGCACATTTTCAGCGACGACCCAGTCTGGTTTGACGTTCTGTATGGCTCGAAACATGTTCGGCCACTGATAGCGGTCATCTGCCGTGCCTTTTCTTCGTCCTGCGTGGCTGAATGGCTGGCAGGGGAAGCCTCCTGTGAGTATAGTGAGGACTTGTTCTTTGTTGCCCCTAGCTCCACTGCACAAGTTAGATCGTCTCTCGGTTTCTGATTTGGTGAAACTACTCTTGTGTCTCTTGCTGTCGGTGTTGGCAATAAGGTCGGCGATGTCACCATAGAATATCCCGTTCGGCCAGTGCTTTTTGAGCACTGCTGACGGGAAGTGTTGCCACTCGCAGAAGATGTGGTTGATTTTTGCTTCATTGAATACCTCCTCCAGCGCTAGCGAAAAGCCGCCTATGCCCGCGAATAAATCGTAGTGTGTTATGTCCATTTACTGTCCTTATGTTAAAAATATGTAAAGTACATGTATGTTGTTTACATATTCTATCCGTAGAGCGTTTTATCTAAAAAACACGCTCCACGGGTTCAACCGCATAACTGGTACTGGCAAGAGCGGTGGATACTTTAAGGTTGCTTCTTTTAATTCCTGACGGTCAAGCTAACACTTTGGTACGCAACCTCGCACGCAGAGCTGTCTCGTTACGGCAGATGCTTCAACTATTGCCAGTATCGGCTATATAAGGTGATGATTTGCCGAGTTTTAATTTCCTCGAATGTGAGGGAATTAGATTTCGTAAAGTCACATCACACGCCACGTCGCTTTGCTTTAAGTCGGATTTGGAACTCCCGTCACCGCACATTCCACATTCTGCCTCAAATGCGCTTTTTGAGGGCTTACCGTCGGGTATAGCGTCTACTATTCCGCCACTTATATAGCCAGTTGGCAGCACCAGATTGAGCCGGTTTCCACCTGCACTCAATTCTATAGGCGAATGAAAAGCCTAGACACTAATGTTGCCAGTTGAACAGACGATACACGTTGCATAGACTCTAGCAATCAGAGCAACGTTCCACGTTTTTTTGTGCGCGCGAGGTTGATACAGCGCGGCTAAACAAAAGTCGTGCATATCATCTGTCCAGTTGACGGCACGAGCACGGAGCAAAGGACTTCTCACCTTTCGGCTTACTTCCGTTCGGAAACCCAGCTTTATTCCTCATATCATGCCGCCAGTTACACGGTTGAATTGTTAATGTCCATTCAAGTACAGGATGCCAGCGACAGAGCATTTTTCAAAGACACGATACGTATACTCGGGTTTTCCCTCTTTGCGCTCTTGCGGCGCCGTTGCAACGGTTTCTGGTTTGTCATAACCATGAAAAGGACCGCCTTATCACCAGCATTCTGTACTTGAATTTTTAATGTTCTACTGGGTAGACAAAATGCCTAGAACCAGAACACTTTTAGTTTAGCAAATATTCTGATAAAGGTCAAGGTTTTTATTTGTCGCCAAATATGAAGTCTTCTTTCTCTAGAAATCGCACACTGCACAACTTACCATCAACAACTCTGATCTCTCGAGAGTCTATCTCTGCATACATAGTTTTGTAGTCTATATCTGTTTCACAATCACACCAGATGACCATTCGCACTTGCTCTCCGTTAAGAATCGAAGCCACCGCGTCTTCGTAATATGTATCAAAAAGTTTCATAGCTTCTGTTTTTGAGAGTAGACCAGTTTCCTCTATAAGAGATTTACCGAATCTACTGTTATAACACTGAAACATAAACGTTTTATCTGTCATAAAAATCTATCCTTTGGTACAAGTTAACTAATAACATTACAGACACCGCTGCAGACCCTATCACCAGAAGAACTGTTATAAAAATCCTCGCCCCTGATAAAAAGCCGCTGGCTGGACGTATCGAGCTGTCTGATCTTATTCCTTTGTGGTCTGACACAAAACCGCCCTCGTAAGCGACTCCATTCGCCACAGTTTCATAGCGGTACCGTCGCGTAGGGCTAGCCCTTACATAGGTGTCGTCCTCAGTAAAAAAGCCATTCTTTTGCTGTTCGGCTCGCTTAATTTTGCAAGATTTATACTGTTTCCAGTCGAATAAACTAGACTCGAATACTTGTCCCAGTAATGACACTCTGGGGACTGATCTATCTTCGTTTTTATCGAATTCCCAGTCCCAGACTGTGCGGGGGCATACATCACACCCCTTTTTAGGCATACAGTTACATAAATAATTTTCTGTATGCGAACGGTATTCCTGATAGACTTTTCTAATCGCTAGCCACTCCCCGTCTATATTCGTGTCTGTCAGGAGTTTGTCTGGCGAAGTAACCTTTCCCTTGGCATAGAGTTTCCCTTGCTGAGTTTTGACTGCATATGGAAATTCCTTTGCGTTAGACTCGTCAAACTTTAGAGCGACTTCATAGTTTTTCCCGTCATTGTCGATAGATTCGCCCCACCAAGTCCACTGCCACGCTGTCAGCCCAAGAAGAGCCAACAGCGCCAGTATAGATACGATGATAGCATTACGATTATTGAGAAAATCACTCAAAGAGCTTGCCATCTATCTGTTTGTCCGAATTAGGGTTTTTGTATAGATCGAATTTTTGCTGGTGGTAAAATACATTAACAGGGAATTTGCGCGACCATGAGTTGTAGTCTTGGATTGACTTGTTGTAGGTCTCAACATAATTAGCTACACGATTAGAGGTAACCGAAATCTCCGTCATGTAGGTCTTATAATGTTCGCTCGACCGAAGTTCTGGGTATTTTTCAACAAGAGCAGAAATCATCTTCGTGCCTGTGTTGATGTCACCAGATTTGCGAGCTTCAATTATTTTCGTGAGCGTTTCACCCTCGTACTTGTTGTACGATTTGATAGCCTCTACCATGTTGGTGAACACTGAGTATTTCCGCTGAAGTTCTTTGTCAATATTTGAATAGTCGGTTTTGATTCGCTCCTCGTAACTGACGCCCTTATTGTTTGTGTGGACCGCGTAGCCTAGCATAGCGACAGCTACCAACAGAACGGTTCCGAAAATCCCGGTTATCGTGATTAAGGTTTGTTTATTCATTGTAGTACTCCTTTAGTATCTTCTTTTTTCAGACAAAACATCTTAGATATTCATGTTTAACTGCGCATCGCCGCTTATCAGCTGTTTATTTTTCACCAAATAGTGTGCTCCCGTTAGACCACTGTCCACGTAGTTGTCAGATAGCATGTTAACAAACATCATCGCGTCGCGGCTGTCCATAATAACAACACCTCCTTCATCGTTTGTTGTAAGTGCTAAATTCATTTCATCAGCGTAGTCAACAATGTCTCCCAACGACGGTAGGTGTTCAGTGTCCAGCTTCATAAGCGCAGCCGTTAGCGATTTGTTGTCATTAGCCAACTGTTCCAGAGATAGCCCTTCAGGAAATGCCAGCGCAAACTTATTTGTCAGTAATTTAATGATTAACTTCACTGCCGCGCCTCTCGACGGGTCTTGCCTGAACAGTCCAACAAATTTCTTTGGATTAAACGCAAACACTTTGCCGCCAGCAATTAACACCTGATTGTCAACTGGCATCTTGATAGTCCCATCGATATCGAGCATGTAAAGGTTGTCTCCTTTAATTTGCCACGACAGATTTCTATCCAGTATTTGGGATTTTTGCAACTGCTTAACAATATAGAAAGTTTGCTCAGGGTGCGATCGCTTTTTGAACTGCACCACTATACCATGCATACGTTTCAGTTCGTGTTCGTACTCGTTAAACGCCTCAGCACCGATTGTATCCTCGATTAGATGAACGAGCGTATTGGCATTCTGAATACTCTCGAGCTCGCTGTAAAGCAGCGTGTCCTTCGCCTGCTCGCTTGCAGCGAAGTCTCGGACGGATAGCCCGATCGCCGCCCCCATCTCTACGGCACTGATTATGTCGTAAAGAAACAAGGTCTTCAGCTGTTGCTCTAATTCCTCCGAAGTGTACAGGGCATACGGTGTGTAATTTTTGTTGAACAGAAACGGGCTGACCATCAAATCTTTCTTATTCGCATCTGCCCAGCTTGCCCATCGAAATATATCGAATTGATTGTCCATAATTACCAACCGAAAATCCACATAATAAATTTGATGCCTAAAGCCACTACGACTGCTACCGCAACAGTAGCAACCGATATTCCAACGATATATCCCAAAAGCTCGGGCAAATTATCTTTTGTCTTGTTCATAAATTAGTCTCCGTAATGATTATTTTTACAATTTTGATGCATGTTTGGATAAAGTCTTTGTTCAATATCAGACTTCTCTAGGGCTAGATTGCAAAGAACACACCGTCCGTATGGTGCAGTTTTTTCTAGTTTGGCTAGTTCTTCGGCGCGTTTTTCGATCTCGCTATAAGTCTTCTCAGGCTTCATACTAAAATCCTAGGTTAGCAATCTTCGTAGAATCGCGATCTATCATTTTCATAACAGCGTCCTCAAAGGCTTTTGCAGCGGCGATCTCATCAGCGACATCTTCGCGAGCGATCTCAAACACCTGCAATTCAAGACCAGGAATCATGTCCGTGTAGACAATAAAGTACAGTTTTCGTAGGTTCTCATTTACTACAAAATACTTTACTACCTGCGGCTTGTATTCTTGTGGGTACTGGTTTGTCAGGTATGCTTTTACGACTTCATCGCTCTCTGGGCATTTCACCTCGGCCGCTTGAGTGATAATCAAGTCTGACAAGTCGTCTAGAGGCTCTTTATCCACAATAACGCCATCAGGCGAGATGTAGATATTAGGATTGTCGTCACGCTCCCAGACCACACTCTCGTCTAAGAGTTTAAGCCCAGTTCTTTCGCTAAAAAGCTCTAGTGCCTCTTTTTCGAGAAGATGCCCGCGAGCAAGCATAGAGAACGGTTGTCCGTCTAGCCTATCAACGTAGTCATTCGGAGTAATTGAACGAGCCACACGTTCGGCAATCATTTGGTAGTACTTTTTCTTTGGGTCGGCCGCCAGCTTTAGCCCAGCGATATCTTCTGGGCTTAGAAGTGCCGCTAGCTCGCCTGCTTTTGCTTTTGCTGGATATCCGACTTCTCTCTCGTCTAATAGTTTCTTCATGACGTCAATCTTCGGCAAGCCGTTGATGTACAGGTTTTTGAACTCTGAACCGCCAGATTTGCCTTTGCGGTACTCGAGCCACTCACTTTCTCCTTGTTCGATTTTTATAATTTTCATTTCGTCTCCTCAAGTGCTAGTTTGCGTGAATCTTTGGCCTCGATGACTTTTTCGTTAGCCCTGACTTCTGGACGCAAAGACACGAAAGCATTTCTTAGATTCTCCATAGTTTTGGCGGAATTCAGCTCATCGATAGCTTTTTCTACCTCCTCAAGAATTTTCTGTGACTTAAATTCCTCGAATTGCTCCATCTCTTCACGGCTCGCTACTTCACCGCTTGCCAAGTAGCCTAGCATTGCTAGAGCTCGACCAACAGCGACAGTCTCAAGCTTTTCGTTCTCTTTGTCACCTTTTTTAGTGGCATCAGCACTAGCTGTAGAATTAGCGCTGAGTTTAATCACTTCTAACGACGCGCCTGTCTTGATCAAATCTGTGACATCGCTGCCATTCCGCCAGATACGTGCAATGAAGCGGATTTTATTATTGGGCAAATTCTCCCGTTCAGTTTCGATTTTGCCGTTTGGGTTTTCCTCCCAAAACACCTTTAAGCGATCAGCTACTTTTGCGTATTCTGTCTCACCATTAATCTTTGTAGTCTTTACTCGCACCATGGTTCGCCCCCCAAAGCGCGGTCAAGAAATGTTGGATCGATTAGATTTTCTAACTTTTGTAGAATCTCGTCATCGCTCATTCCGCCACCTTTCGCTTAGTTGTTTATGCTTTACATAATAACAAATAGGCACTACTTTGTCAACGCCTATTATCAGGTTTACGCTTTAGCCTAAAAAGGTATATCGCTTAGTTCTAGGTTGTCTGTCGATGTAGCTGGGCGGGGCATATTCTGTGTGTCGTTATTAAGAAATACCACGTCTGTAGCTACAATCTCTACCCTGCTCTGTTTTTTGCCTGTTTCCTTATTTTCCCAGGTCTCTTGCTGAAGCCTCCCCACCACAATTGCGCGGTGCCCTTTTTTGAGGTATTGAACAACCAAATCGCCTAACTTTTCCCACGCAATGATATCAAAAAAGCTTGTTTGTCCATCTCTTGTACCATCGACGGCGAGCCCGAACTTTGACAATGTTTTGCCAGAGGACACAGCCCTCTGCTCTGGGTCACGTGTCAGCCTGCCCATCAGTACTACTTGGTTAACGCTTTTTGCCATTTTTCCTCCTTGATTTATTATGGTATTTATAATAAAACAAACGTGGCAGAAAAACAAGAGCTTTTTACTGTAGTTTCTCTTTAAGTCTTGTGTTGTTGAACTCAAGATAGACAGTGTTTATCTCGCGCTCTGTCATATCTCCCCAACTTTTGACTCTGTCACTGAGCTTTCCCCGAGTGCGATTTTTATCTATCATCACGCCCATGTCGTTTGTCCGAGGGTCTCGGTCGACTAAAAGAACTATGTCGGCGTCCTGAGCAATCAACGAAGAATTATGTGTGATAATACCATTCACAACATAGTTGTGTGTTGAGGCTACTTCCAGGTCGTAGGTTTTCATTACACCAACAGGACAGATATTCTGAATGTATGGTTGGCACACTATTTCCTCAACTTCTCTGCCGGGGGTAAGATCGGTTAGCCCTACTAAAGACCACTCTCTTTTCAGCTTGCCCGCCTCCCAAAAACCTAGCGGAGTGAGGAATCTATGTTCCGAGGATGAGCGAATCTTTCGTCCATCATTCAGTGTCATTTCTAAGATTTCTTTCTTCCCAGTTTCCCAAACAGCCGTCACATAAGATTCAACCGTCTTGCCGTTTTTGCTGACTGACAATACCCTATCACCAATCTTTACATCTTTGATTGGTATCTCTCCGCGTCCAGTTAAGACCAACTCATTTTCTGGCAAACATCCCCTCAGAGACTCTCCCGACAACTTCTCGTCTTTCCCTAACTTTCTGACATGCGAAACCAGAATTATTGGTATATTGTGGCGAATAGCATTTTTCTTAAATTCTTTGGTGATTCTTCCTAGCTCCTCGGACATATTATTTACTTCTCGGGTAAAGTAGTGCAGATGATCAATCACTACTAGATCTGCGCCCAACTCTTCTTTTGCGTTTCGTATAAGCCCGTCAATGTCCTCCCAACCAAGCTCGTCATTCTTCTGGAATAAAGTATTTGTGGACACTTCAATAAAATCTTTGCTTTCTCCGCCGTTCAAATACATATACCTCGACGTGAGCTCGACGTGAGTCATTTCTAAAGTTACGAACAGGACTATCCTACCAGTTTTCGCCACATTGTTAGCTATATTCATAGAGAGCAACGTGTTGTGAGTGATAATATTAAATCTGGTGTCAGCGACATAAAGGGAATCCTTAGCGTCTACAGAGATGCACATAGCTTCGTCTTTACCAACGATCTGAACATCGACTACTTTGCGGTGTTTGATCGAGTTTTTACCTGGTCTATATATTGTTCGCCATTTGCTTGCTCTGAACGGGTTAAACCCAAGGGCGCTAATCCTAACCGATATGTAGTTACCCCGCCTGTGTTTGATGGTTGTTATTTTAGCGATTCCGCCCAGAGAAGTGACCAGCCTAACAACATCTTCAGCAAGTTGAGAAGAAGTCGTACAATACATAATCGCGTTGTGCAGAACACTACCATCGCCATCCAGAAGCCCAGCTATCAGACTCTTGCGCTTGTCTACACTCTTTCTAAACCACTCATCTGGAATAAATTTGTTAGCAGACTTCACTTTAGACAGACCAGATTGAACTACGTAAGAGGTGATTTTCGCTGCTTTGTTAGCTCTAAAATAGCCACAGGTATTCGGATGGTCGTATCTAATCAACTCTTTATCGATAGAGGCAAGATAATCAGCTACAGCCCCCTTTTTCTTGGTTATGTGTACTTGGCTGCCGGTGAAACTACCATCAGCTATGTACATACCTAGTTCATATGGGTCCACAAGACTACGGTCATCAGAATACTCAAGAGGCTTCGTGAGCGGTATATGATAACTCTGAGACGGCAATTTCATCATCATCTCGTGAGAAGTCATGATTCTGTCTGGTCTGCCTTTTCTCTGTAGTGTCCACAGGTGGTCTCGCCCTGTGTCTAAATAGCTGCCATCGCTAAAAATAACTCGATAAATAGGCATTCTGCCTTGAGGAAATACCCCAGTAACCTTAGTCGGCTTGCCATCGCTTCCGAACACATAGTTGCCTGGTTTTAGGTCGCCGAACCTTTTGTCGCCAGATGGGGTTGGGATGATTTCGCTGACCCGCTGTTGTTTACCACGGCTCGTTTGGCCCGCTATTATTATCAATTCCCCACCCACTAGACCGAGAGTAAGGCGGTCTATGTTAGAAAAGCCGGTAGACAGTCCTTGCATCTTTCCCCATAGTCTGTATCGGTTCTCAGCCTCGTCGATAAAATCCGTCATAGGGACGACTTCGTATTTGCTTTGTTTGTTATTTTTTTGATTAATTTTTTCGACTTTATCCTTGACGGCGTCTATGATTTCTGGAAGAGGCGCCTTATTTTGGGACAAGGTGGAAATATCTTTCGCCAGGTTGCCGACACTTCGCTTTCCCGAGTATTCGGCTACTAGTCTAGCGTAGCTTTCTGCGTGAACGGGCGTGATAGCGCCTCCAGCGAGTTCTGCTAGTCCAGAGCTACCATTTACCCTCTCTAGCCCTCCAACGCGCCCCAGCGCGTCTGAGAGCGTCACAAGGTCTATGGGAACGTTGTTATTGTTTAGCCATTCCATAGCTCGGAATATCAAAGAGTAGTTGCTATCGTAAAAATCTTTGTAGCTGACAATTTCTCTGATTTTACCAATGATGCTTCCATCGATCAGAATAGCGCCTAGGACGGCCTGTTCAGCGTTTGCGTCGTACAATGCTTCAGTCATTGAATAATCTCGGTTTTGTTTCTGTTTGTGTATTCAGAAAGCGGTTGATGTGGTCTTGGTCTTCCAAAAACCACTTTATAGTAGCTTTCCATCCTCCATCTTTTCTGCCCATGTAAAAATCGCTTTTGGAAAGATTCTTAGCGGCAAGCACGAGCAGCTCTTCAGTGAACCCCTCTTTTATTCTAGCGTTTAGGTGCCCCTGTAGTTTTTCCGTAAATACTATTCTGTCTGAGCCACCGATTAGTTTGTTTAATTTCTTGAATAATTCCGTTCTTTCGCCTTTTGGTTCGTCTTTTTTTGTTTCCCTCTTCTTCGGCAGCAACCTCTTCTCGAGCATTTCGTAGTCTTCTTTCGAGATAGCGATTTCTTGCCCGTTAACCATGGTAATTCTATGTTTAGAAAGCGCGACAATGTGCTCTTTACTGATAACGTTTTCTGAAACGCGTATAAACATTTATCCCTCCTTTTCTCTAAGATACTATACCCGACCGCCAAAAAGCAATAGCATTAATTTTAGAAAAATTGCTCATGGTTATTGACCAGTCTTCATCAAATGGTATATAATGATAAGTGGGCGACAAGCCATACAGGATTAAGCTCCTGTTGAAGAGGTGCAATTCCTCGAACAGAAATTAAATATTTCTCATATTGCAATGACCACAGTGGTTCGTTAGTACAGGCGCAGACAGAGTCTGAGGTGCAGTAGACGTAGCAATATGCAGGTTGGTCGGGTAAGAAATTAGTAGGCGAAAGCTGAGGGGTTCTTGCTAAGTCGATAGGACTAACTCGACGCACTGCGTCAAGTATTGTTTCTTTGACTCTCTCTACCTCCTTATATAGGAGTATTCTTGTCTGAGGGGGTAGGGGGGAGTCTCCTGAAACTTCTCTCAGTCTACATCAAGTAACGGGAAATACGCCTAGTTCAAATCTCTGAAGGACTTCTCCAGATTGAGGACTCAAGCCAACCCTACAAATAAGAACCACTACTTACAGGAAACAAACTCTACCAAGCTAAGACGAAGAAAACCTTTGAGAATTAGAAAGCGCTCTATACAATCTCTAAGGGGTAAGTCAACATAGACATTTTAGAGAAATTATTACATAACTAATAAAAGACTCACAAAATTGCCGAAAAACCGCCTTCGCGCTTCAGAATAGCTTGACCGTGATGTAAAAATCGTTTATACTTATAATATACGACACAAAATAGACTTTAATTAGGAAAAACATGTGGAAAAAGACAAAGTCACCATCTTAAAAAGAGGAGAGCTCACTTATTATATTTATCCGAAAAAAGTTCTCGTGAAAATTGACGACAGACAATACGTTTCGTACAATCCTTACTGGGAAAATAACAGAGCAGGGCTATCAGCATTCATAGAAGAGCTCGCTCATTCAGAACCTTACGAATATGGAACCCCCGCGGATCTGGTATCTTTGGCCACTGTATGCGGCATTAGGGGAGCAAGCACAGAAAGGAGACCAGAATGCGAATAACTTTTCTAGGAAATTTTATCTCAGAATTTTCCAGCGAGACGCATCACTCGAAAACTTTGAAGCACATGGGGCACGAAGTAGTTGAGCTCCAAGAAGGACAAACGACCAAAGAGAAGTTCTTAGAGGAAAGTCTAAACTCAGATTTGGCCGTGGTAGTTCATACTCACTCAATGGTTACTCCTGGAAATTTAAGCTGGAAAAAGATTTCCAAAAAGCTTCGAAAGAAAGGCATTCCGCTGATTACTTATCATCTTGATTTGTGGTTTGGTCTTGAACGGCAAAAAGACTTAGAGAATGACGAGTATTACAAGAACCTGCATTATTTCTTCACCGTTGATAAATTGATGGCCGATTGGTTTAACAAAAACACTAAAGTCAAAGGTTTTTATTTGCCTGCTGCTGTCTACAAGGGCGAAGTTATTATGATGAAACCTCAGCCTGTTAGTTTTGACATCATTTTTACTGGAAGCGGGCATTATCATCCAGAATATCCGTACAGACAACACCTGATAAATTTTTTGAAGTTAAAATACGGAGACAAATTCTTGCACATCGGAAGCGGCGGCGAGATCGGACAACTAAGGGGGCTGGAGTTAAATCAAGCTTATCGAAATGCCAAAGTAGCTGTCGGAGATACTTTGTGTCTCGGTTTCACATACCCGTATTATTTTAGCGACAGATTGTTCGAGCAGCCTGGACGAGGAGCTTTTCAAATCTTTCCTGATATTAAAGGCGTTGAAGATATGTACGAAGACGGCAAGGAGATTGTTCTTTACAAGCACGGCGATCTAGACGACCTCGGAAGTAAGATTGACTATTACCTTGAGCACGAACAAGAGAGAGAAGAGATACGCCAGAACGGCTTTAATAGAACAAAAAAAGAACACACTTACACAAACAGATGGGAGGTTATTCTGAATGAGTTGTTCAGTTGATATCGTGTGGCTTGAACCTAGCAGAACGCTCGACCAAGTTTTTCTGCATGACATGGTTGACGGCAAAGTCTGGAAAACGCTGAATTGGTTTCCGCTCAAAGAGGCTACTATAGACGATGTAGAGGGCGGTGCAGTAGTCGTTGTCCCCGGACAATTTTGGTCGGTCGAGCAGGTCAACAAAATGATTAGGCCTCTAGACTGGGTCTTAATAGTTATCGTAGCTGACGAGGAGAACCTCTTCGAAGTAGACAGATTGTCTCACCCTAATATGAAACTGTGGATTCAAACGCCGCGGGCCAACAAGGACTATGGCGAGGCCACTCTGTTCGGAGTCGGATACGGTCACGCCGCAGAGCACCGAGAACTGAAAGAAAAGACTAATGATATATTTCTCAGCGCCCAAGATACTCACGAACGCCGGCATTCGATGTTTGATATGTTGAGCAAATATCTACAGGGAGGAGCTTCGGGTGTCTTGAACCGTACAGAAGGGTTCACGCAAGGCTTCGATGAGGACACGTACTTTAATTACATGAATAAGTCTAAAATTGCCCCCGCTCCTGCTGGTGCGTGTTCCCCTGACTCTTTCAGGCTCTACGAAGCCCTAGAATCAGGAGCTATTCCGATAGCTGATGATGTTTCGCCGCGAAAGGACTACAATTCGATCGGGTATTGGAACAAGCTTTTTCCAGACAAGCCGTTTCCTGTTATCGGACGAGACGAAGTGTCTCCTATTATCGACGAGCTGAGAAAAGACTTTCGACACAAAGCTAACAAAGTCTTCTCTTGGTGGATTCAACAGAAGAAAAATTATGTGGAAAAGTTCTACTCAGACATTGACGAATTGGCTGGGCGAGAGCGCAAGCCAGCGTTAGACGAGATCACGGCTATCGTTACCGTGAGCCCCTGGAAGGATAACCCGAGTACTGAGATATTCGAAAAATGTATCAAGAGTATTCGAGACACTTTTGGCAGTATCGATATTATTGTAACTTTTGACGGCGTGAGGGAAGAACAAGCTAGTATGCGTGACGCCTACGAGGAGTTTGTTCGCCGCGCCCTGTATCTGTGCAACGAAGACGGTGCTATTCTGCCGATAGTTTTCGACAAACATGTTCACCAAGTGGGAGCGACCAGAGAAGCTCTAAAGAAAGTGCAGACTAACCTAATTCTGTTTGTTGAGGGAGATACCGCCCTCACTGTGGATCCAGAGGAAGCTCTAGAAGTCTCCTCTTTAGTGGGGTATGACTACGATTTGATTAGATTTTATCACTTCGATGAAATTCCGGATGAGCATCGATATCTTATGAGGGATTGGTTTACTCTATCAGCAGGCTCTTTGGTAGAGACTATTCAGTGGAGCCAGCGTCCTCATTTGGCCACTAAAGATTTTTATGATAAAATTATGGGGTATTTTTCTGATAACGCTAATTGCTTTATCGAGGATAAAATACACGGGGTGGCACAAACACCTGGATTCGACGGGAGAATGGCTATCTACATTTCCGATTGGGGGGCGACATCTGTGCACCTCGATGGAAGAAAAGGTCTAGAAAAGTATGACGAGAGGCAGGTGTTTTGAGACTAACAATTATAGCTAGATGCGACTTGACAGGGTTGGGCAACCAAAGCCGAAATTGGGTCAGGTTGCTAAAACCCAACAAAGTAGTGGTCATCGATTCTACTCCGTTTAACGGTAATGAGCAGCACCCAGAATGGTATCAGCACGAGAATACTATGACCATTGATGGATTTATAGACGATTCCGAAATTGATAAGATTCTCGAAGATACTGATATCTTGCTTACTTTCGAAATCCCGTATAATTATGATCTGTTTGCTCGGGCCAAAGAACTGGGCATCAAGACTGTTCTTCAGAACAACTGGGAGTTCACCGACTATTTACAGCAGACCTTGCCACGTCCTAGCCTATTTATGAACCACTCGTACTGGCACCTAGACGACCAGAGGGTCTTGTTGGGCAGGTCGTGGTATGTACCAACACCAGTGTTTGTAGACGACTATGCAGAGATCTATGCAGATAATCTTCTTCTGCGTAGACCCACACCAAAGTTCTTGCATGTGGCTGGCAGGCAGACTGTAAGGGATAGGAATGGCACGCTTGACCTTATCAAGGCTGTCGAGAGTATCCCAAGCAGTGTCAAGTTTCAGCTAGTTATAAAAACCCAAACTGCGGAAGTCGGAGATGTTCACGACCCGAGAATCATCGTAGACAGAGACTCGCCAGAAGACGAGAAAGAGCTTTATCGGGGTTTCGATGCGATGATTATGCCGCGCAAATTTGGCGGGGCATGTATGCCTATGACAGAAGCGTTGGCCGCTGGACTACCAGTTATCATGACCAACGTAGAACCAAACGATAGAATACTGCCAAGAGAATGGCTAGTCAGCACTCACGAAGAAGAGCCGCTGATGACTAGGACCCTGATATCTGTCGACCAGGCCAACCAGCGCGAACTGAGCGATTTAATTGTTAAATTTGCCAAACGCAGTCTGACCAAGAGGAGGGCAGACTCAAAAAGGGCAAGAGAAATAGCCGTGAAGGAGTATTCTCCAGAAAGCGTGCTAGCTAAATGGAAATTTATAATGTCTAAGCTGAGGAAAATATGAAAGTTCTAGCAGTAGGAGATATCCATACAAAAAAATGGATTGTCGATAAAGTAGATGAAATTGCCGATAATTACGACAAGGTCGTTTTGATTGGTGATTACGCAGACGAGTGGAAAGCGAAAGCCATGGACAACATTGACATATGGCGGGCAGTCAGGGAGTTAGAGAAGAAGCATGGAAATGTTACAGCCCTGATGGGCAACCACGACTATAGTTATGCTCTTACGTCTAACATGTTCGGCGGTAGAATTAGCGAGATAACTTACTTCATTTTGAAAAATCCAGAAAACAAAGACTTAGCAGAGTGGGTTTCCAACCTGCCTGTTCATGTAGCTATAGATAATGTCACTTATTCTCATGCAGGCATCACAGAAAAGTGGCTTGATTCGAGCCGAAAGCTCACGCTTAGCTGTGGGCCTCTTTGGGTGCGCCCGACTAAGTTCACTGTCTATGCGCCAGGCAAACAGGTGTTCGGGCATACTCCCGGCAAAACCTGCCGCGAGGTCAGGCCTGATGTGTGGTGTATTGATACTTTTTCGAAGGATCCTTACGGACGTGATGTGGGCGATCATACTGTGCTTGAGGTAATAGACGGAGAAGAGTTTAATGTATTCAAATTCTAAGATTATTGCTGTGTTACCCATCTCTAGGATGAGGTATATCGACAGAGTATTGCAATCTCTAGAGAGCCAAACTCTAAAGCCAAAAATACTCTGCGTGATAGTCGATAAAAAATTAGACCCTGCTGAAGACAAAAGACTCAAAGAGCTCTTAGATAAGCTCACAATGCGAGTTATTATAGGCGAATCTCCTAATGAGCAGGTTGGCTCTGGCATTGAAGAACGCAGGCAGAACATTTCTAATCTGCACAATAGCTTTCAAGACTTAATCGGCCACGCCATGTACGGGTTAAGTCCAGAAGAGTTTTTCGAGTACAGGTGGGTGTTCAGTCTTGAGGATGATGGTATTTTACCCCCATATGCGATTGAGCGCCTGCACAGAATAGCGGAAAAGAACGACGCTGGGTTAGTCTCTGGGGTAGAGTTAGGCAGGTGGGGACTGCCCTATGTCGGAGCATGGGCAGCAGATAACTGCGAGAGCCCTCAGAGGATAACTTCCCTTAAAAGCAAGGCCAGCTCTGTCGATGAGATAGACGCTAGCGGTCTGTACTGCGCGCTTGTGAGATTGTGTTCTTACATGGAGCACCAGTTTCACTGTGACAATGGTTTAGGCCCTGACGTTAACTTGGGGCTGTTCCTCAGAAACAAAGGGTTTAAGAATTATATAGACTGGAGTGTAAAGGTGACTCATTTAACCCGTGATTTTGATGGCGAGAAAGAAATTTCAGCTGATAGCGGGTCTCATCAAGTGGAATTGTTCAAAAATGGCAGCGAATGGTCTTATAAAGTATTGCAAGAATAAGCTTTTTGCTGTATTATAAGAGTAAGGGGAGCATCACCTACGGCAGGTAACCCAAAAAAATAGAGAACATTAGTTCAATTGCACCTCACCTCACATTACTGAAAAATCTCACAGCTCCCCTTGCCATAGAATTTATTTTAAGAATACAAAATAACTAAGAAGGATTGAAAATGAACCACGAATTATCTCGAGGAGAGAGAACGCCTGAAGATAACTTTCTTGAGCGCCTGGATGCCGATGGCATGGTAGATTATATTTTGAGCCTAGGTATGCAGGCCACAGAAATCGAAAGAAAAATGAATAACGCCTCTCTTGTGCTTGAGCAGAGGTTCGGCACAACAGTCGAAGAAGTGCTAGGTAGAAAAAATGAACAAACAGAAAGTAGTAATTCTTAAGGGGCTGCCTGCTTCAGGCAAGTCGAGCTACGCCCGCAAATGGGTTTCCGAAGATCCCGACAACCGAGTGATGGTAGAAAAGGACGAGATCAGGAAAAACTCGCAATTATTTAAGGACGGAGTGTACAACCACAAAAGAGGCGATGAACGCCTGGTCATCCGAGAAAGAGACCATCTTATCCGAGAAGCTTTGTCTCAGGGCAAGAGTGTTATATCTTCTGACACTAACCTAGCCAGAAAGCACAGCAAAGCAATATCTAAAATCGCACGAGAGTTTGGTGCTTCGGTGGAGATCAAAGAGTTTCTTGGTGTTCCGCTCGCAGAGTTGATAAGAAGAGACGCTGAGCGCGAAAATAGCGTTGGGGAACAAGTCATACGTAAGATGTTCCACATGTTCGTCAAGAAAATGCCGACTTTTCTAGAGTATGACCCCGCACTAGATTGGGTATTGGTGTGTGACCTAGACGGTACTTTAACAAATGGTCCCAAAGACCGCTCTCCATACGATTGGTCAAAAGTAGGAAATGACGATATCAACTTGGGTGTCGCGGCTATTTTGGACAGTATGCAGGTTGTCCACGGAAAAAACGGGGTTAATGATATGAAGACCTTTATCTTCTCTGGCCGTAGTGAGGTTTGCCGAAAAGAAACCGAGGAGTGGTTAGAGCATAATTGTGTTGACTACGATAAGCTTGTTATGCGCGCTGAGAACGACCGGCGCAAAGACTTTGTTGTAAAGAGCGACTTTTTAGAGAAATATATAAAAGGAAAGTACAATATTCTGGTTTGGCTAGATGACCGCCCACAAGTAGCCACTCATTTGAGAGACTATTACGGCATAAATGTTCTTCAGAGAGGAGACACAAGATATGAGTTCTGAAATATCGATTACCAACACTGGAGAGTTAGAGGTCAACAATAGAAAACGACGCAGAACCTTCTCAAAATCTGACCCGAGTTATACAAAGAGCACATGGTCACGCCAATCTAAGAAGAAATTGAAACGCAAACGTAAGTTAGGGAGAAAATAAGTGGAGAAAAAACTACTAAAAGCAGAAAAAACAATCAAAAAAATAATGCGCAAGGTATTCAAGAACTCTTTGTTAGATTATTCTGTTCAGGTCACGGTGTCCAGCCTCGAACCAAGCAGGATCAAGTATGGAGTATTCATTTCCTCGCCGAGCAGGCATGTTCAGGACGTGACATTCATGTTTGACTCGTTCGAAGAACTGGATAAAACACTTCAAGAGTGTCTCAAGGAGTGGAATTATGCAGAAATCCAGAAAACTGACCTGCAGTCACGAGCTAACTCTTTTCGAAGCCGCGCTGACGACATAGAAGCCCGAATCAAAGATATCGACAAGTACGGACTTGATAAAGATGGGTTTCTAAACAAACCAGAGAAGGAGTCCGCAGAATGAGTCTTGTGGCTTTAATTTTTGGTGGGTTAATCACCTGGAGACTATCCTATATGCTGGTCAACGAGAGCGGCCCTCTGCTAATTTTTGATCGGCTGAGGGCATGGGCAGCTAAAAGGCAGACAAAAGGCGGATTGTTCGATTTGTTGTCGTGTGTATACTGCACTAGTATGTGGATAGGCGCTGTGAGCTCGCTATTCGTCGCCAGAAGCGTTTCAGAGTTCATTGTGTATACTGTATCGTTTTCTGCCGTAAGTTCGTTTATAGAGCGTCTCACGGCCTCACAAGCCTAATACCCTTTTTCTGGTTACAATCCCAGCAAGTAATAACTAAATTGGAGTAAGCAGATGTCCCCCCTCTGAATAGAGGTTTGACGTGGTCTGTGACCCAAACCCCGCGAATCGGTCTATGGCAGTAGTAGCATAGACCTTTTTGTTTTACCTTATACTGATAGGCGCGCCACCTTTTGAAAGCTTTTGTATTCTTCTTCCGCTCGAAAGCGCTTCTTTTTCTTCTCAAGACAGATGGAGAAACTGCCCCTATAGACTTCTTGGTTACTTTAACTAGTTTTCCGCGTCTTTTTACATACATAATCTTATTATACTTGACACCGCCGGTTTGGTCTGCTAGTATTGAGCATGAGCTCTTTAAGCCTAGGCAACATCAACTTAGAAAGGGAGGTGTATGAAGAACAACAATAAAGAGACAGCCGCTCGTATAGTCCAAGAGCGTATGTTGAGCCAGAAACCTAAGAATATACCATTCGCGGAAATCTGGCGTGTTATACTAGGGATAGGGCAACTATTGGTAGTTGTGAGCATTATCTACAGCACCGCGATTGTCATGATTGGCGTGAACAGTGCTGAGTCGAAAATATTACTTGTACCTCAAGCGGTATTCGCCCTAGCCATTCTTGTTAAAGCATTTTCTAAATTGAATAAATAAGGAGATATTTGACAGCCCAGCTCACACGAGAAATCGTACGTGCTGTCTGACTATGTGTATCAAACGAATCACTATAGTCTTTGGGCTCACAGCTGTGGTAGCGCTCAGCTATATTGGGTACAAAGACGTTGTGCGGACGTGGCACTCCGTGCAATCCCAACAGACCAAAGTCAAAACTTTGCATGCGAAAAGCACAGAGTTAAACAAAAAGATCAAGACTGTTGTAGAGACGAAGAGAGAAGCACAGAAAAAATCAGAGAAACTCGACCAGGAAAAAACAGTCCTTGATACAGAACGGCAAAAGCTCAAGAAAGAGCTAGAGGCTGTGGAGCAATCGGGGGTGTAAAATGCGTAGATATGTAGTTTGCATTCTTGTGGCAGCAGCACTGGCTAACTCCGTCGTCATGAACAGAGGGGTTTTTGCACAGGAAGTTCCTAAAACTGGAAACGCCGGCCTGTCAGCGGTGACTATCGACAGACAAAGCGAGGTTGATTCTGCGGAGAAGATGGTCGCGGACGTCAAACAAACTCTAGAGTCGAATAAGAAAGAGGCCCAGCTAGTCGAGAAAAAGGTGGAAGAATCCACTAAAGAAATTCAGCAGATAAAGTCTGAAATTGAGGAGCTGAAGTCCAAGATAGCCGAGAAAAAGGCCGAGAAAGAGCGCAAGAAGCGCGAAGCAGCCTCAAGGACAGTATCCATCGGAAAGTATGCCGCCAATTCAGCGGGTAACGGTTATGCAGCGGGTAACTGCACATGGTATGTCAAGTCACGACGGCCAGACATTGGAAGCTATTGGGGTAATGCTAACCAGTGGATAGCCAGCGCTCAAGCTGCGGGGTTCTCGACAGGAAGTGCACCTAAACAAGGAGCCATAGGAGTATCGTTCGAAGGCTACTATGGACATGTCGTATACGTCGAAAGTGTGTCTGAAGATGGCAGCACAGTCAACCTCAGCGAGATGAACGCTAAGGGGCTGGGGGTGATAAGTTCTCGTACAGCGCCGGCCTCTAGTTTTCAATACATTTATTCGCGCGCTTAAAGCATGAGCACCTCTTGACTGCGGAGGTGCTTTTTATGTATAATAAGATTATGGTGGCAGAAGGATACGAAGAAGAGGACAAGAGAGAAGCCGAGGCTGAATCTCAACTTCTGGAGCTATTGCAGTCATGAAAGACTGGTCTGGGAATAGTCGCGCACCTTTTGCTGCGCTAGGTTCATCTGAGCACTCTACAAGAGCGAGAGCGCAGAATGATTACTATGCGACTGATCCTAAAGCTATAGACGCTCTGGACAAGTTGCTGCCTTTGAACGGGCTGCATATTTGGGAGTGCGCTTGCGGGGAGGGGCATCTCAGCAAGCGGATGGAGCAGCTGGGCGCTAAAGTTGTTTCTACTGATCTGTATGACCGAAACTATGGGACGCCTGGAGTTGATTTTCTCAAGCAGACCAGACTGCTAGCACCTGTTATAGTCACCAACCCGCCGTATAAATATGCTCAAGAATTCGTTGAGAAGTCTTTGAGGCTTGGGGCTGATAAGGTCTGTATGTTTTTGAAGCTTACTTTCTTAGAAGGACAGAAGCGACGTAGTATGTTTGACACTGCCCCCCCCAAGACGGTGGCCGTGTTTAGTAAGAGAATACAGGTGGCTATTAACGGAGACCCCGAAGAGTTTAAGAAAGGCAGTGCTGTATGCTATGCTTGGTATATTTGGGAACAAGGATATAAAGATAAACCTAGGATAGAATGGGTTTAAGGAGAATATATGAGTGATCGTAAGAGAGATCGCGTTGAAAGCCTAGTAAGGGCAATCGACCACGCGAAAGAAAAAATATCGTATTGGGAAAGGCTTAGGGAGAGCGGCGATTATGATATTCTCATAAGGCGTAACTCGAGCGACGCAGAGCCTGAAGTAATCGAAAATGGGCACGATATTGTGAGGCAGCTCGTTTGTGACTATAGGCGAAGCCTCTGGAGGTATAACGAAGAATTAGACAGACTGCTTGCTCCAAAGGTTGCGGGAAATGAGCAGTATGAGCCACGTAAGAGGTGGTTCTTCAGAAAAAAGTAAAAGAAAACCGCCCTTGGGGCGGTTCTTCAACTTTCCTAAGCACCTGGCAAAGTCGCTGGCCACGGGTTATCGGTAGTATAGCGAACATAGGTTGTTTTGTATTTACCCACAGAAGCTTGTGTTTTTACTCGATCGCTTGTAAAAGATATACGTCCTGAATGAGATGTCCCTGGGCCAAGACCTGCATTGATGTAAATGCCGCTAGGAATTCGAAACCCTTCAGGTAATCTATCAAACATTTTCGTTTCAGCCGCCGACACAAATTCTGAAGAATCCATAGAAAACTCTACTACATCACCACAACGCTTAACTTTAATTGTAGTTGATGCAATATTTACTGGTAGTGGATTTGGTGTAATATTTCGCCAGCCTGTATCTCCATAGTCTACTGTCCAGCCATTGACTGAATTTCCGCCAGTCTTTTTAATCCAACGAATAGCACCATTAGTAGCGTCTCTATCTATATAAGTCGAGCCAACTGGCGCTAGAACTTTGCCGTTTGGCATACCGTTGCCTGCTATCATCGCGACGTCGCTTGCGCCAAAGGTCAACTTAGAACTTTCGAGCCTTAATTCTCCTGCTAGAAAAGTAACCACATTTGTCATGCCTACAGCGCTGTTAGTGGATATAATAACAGAACCTAAGGCTCTCTGGCGCTCAAACATAAAAGCCTGAATCTGCGCATACCTGGTTTTGGTATTAGCTGAATTCTGCGCATTAAATATAATGGTATTTTGAGTGCCACCACCCATGTGTGACATATTTAATTCTTGCCACCCAGATGCTGAATTGGTGGTCAATTCAAGCGGGCTTACAGTATTTGTCGATAATACTAGATTGCCGGTCATCGTATCGCCAGATTTATCGACTTTGCCTTGCAAGCCTGTGTCTATTTTCTTCGTAAGAACTGTGTCCTGGCTATCTACGTAGTGTTTGTCGGCTTTTGAGGTGTGCAGCATGGCGTATCTAGTGTCTACGTATGAGACATCGGCTTTTAAGGCTAAGTTTGGCTTGTTAGTTAGTTGGCTATAGTCAGTGGTGCCGGGATCTCCTTTTTCGCCTTTAAGCTGAGCTTTCTGTTGCTCGGTTAGGTCGCCAAAAGTCAGAGGCTTTCCAGGATCCCCTTTCGGACCCTTTAACTCTTCTTTTTGCTGCGGGGTCAAATCTGTGTATTTCAGCGGGTCTCCTTTTGGTCCGATTGGTCCGCGTTCTCCGACATCTCCGCGCTCCCCTTTAGGTCCGCGTACGTCAGTAATCTTGTAAGAATTCCCATCGGTTAAATTGACTTTCATGTCATATTGGCCATCTTTTTGGACATTGGCAATCCCAACTCCGTCTTTTCCAGCCCCGCCGCTATATCCGCGCTCCCCACGTTCGCCGCGTTCCCCCTTGACGGACGAGGTTGTGTATTTTGCTCCGTTGGTCAAGGTGATGTTCAAACCGTGAGAATTGTGATCTAGTTCGACATTCTGGATTCCGACTCCGTCTTTTCCAGCAGGTCCGATCGGTCCAGGATTTCCGTCCTTTCCAGGAATTCCAGGAGCTCCAGTCTCGCCGCGTTCGCCACGCTCTCCGCGCTCCCCGCGAGGCCCTCTCATCTCCGCCTTTTGAGCTGGAGTTAAATTCTCATACTTCAGAGGTTCTCCACGGTCCCCCTTCTCGCCGCGTGGCCCGACTCGTCCGATTGCCGCTTCGCCAATCTCAAAGACTTGCGGGGTATTATCTATAATTACTTCGATATCAGCCATTTCCTCTCCTTATATCACTGTAGACTGTCACTCTCAGATAGTCAGCTTTGTTTGGCAGGGTTAGTATCTTCCCATTGGCGTAGCGCAACTCAAATTCAGCTACAAGCTTCACTCGTTTCGGGCAGCAGAAGTTGATACCATTAGTATCTGCTGGATCGATAGCAAGTTCAAATATTCGGCAATCGACTCCTCTGCTGTTCGGCTCTGTTTTGCCGGTATCGGTCAATTCTTTTTTGATTACAGCCTGGGTATCGGCCATATCATTGTCTGGTCTATTTTTTGCCATGAAATAAACACGCAGCCCAGCCTCATATACACTGAGCGGGACTGCCAGGGTTTTGCGTATTGTGTCTCCTCGTTTTATATCCATTTTTGTTTTTACCGTTTTATTATTTGTTTGGTTCTTTCTTGGGTATTGGTTGAGCGTTCACAAATGGGTTTACTACACCGTCGCTATCGCATTCAAAGTTAAAGGTTAGGCAGCATTTACGACACCTGGCCTCCCCTGAAGAGTCTGGCGATACTTTGACGCACAATGAGTTGCAGCGATAAAGCTTTCCATCAGATTTAGATAATCTCTGAAAAGGGCATCGTACCGGAAATAGTTTTTTCTTTTTGTCTTCGTAGTCCATTTGTTTTTCTCCTTGGCTCGTGGCCATTTTATTGGTGCTCTAGTAATGCCTCAAGCTCTGCCGGGTTCCAACCGCATACGTAGTTTTCTCCGACTTCTACAATAGGCAGACTTCTCGCCCTTGTCTTTTCTATAAGTTCATCACGCAGAAAAGGGTTCTTATCAATGTCAACCTCCTCGTAATCAGTGCCTTTGGACTTGAGATACCTCTTAACCATCTGGCAGTATGCGCACCCCTGTGCTGTGTAGACTTTTATCATAAAACCCTTTCCTTGACGGGGCAATACCCCTTTACTCTATTATAACAAAAGAGCGCCCAATGAAGGGCGCCCCTTGTCAGGTGCTCAGAGGCAGAACTTCCGATGATATTGTTGGCTCCTCTCTGCTTTGCTCCACTAGGTAGGCTAGCGCTACACTTCCAAGGTTCCGTTTGAAATGCTCGTCCTCAAGTGTGGCTAAGTATTCCTGGCTCAGAGCCTGTAGACCTAGGGCCTCACGATATTCGTTTATTAGCTCGTCGTCTGTGAATTGCTCGACCATCTGAGCTATCGGTGTTGTTTTTCTCTCCATCTGCCCACTTCCTCGCTTTCTCGTAGAGTGATTCTGCAGCGCTCATTAAGCGTGACATTGACGCGACAAATGCAGCTACGGCTGTCATCTGACCGGCTAAGCCTATACTTTGCATAAGGCTTTGAAACTCTGGTAGGGCTACGACAGCTGACGCTAGTATTCCCACTCCGACAAAAGCCTGCACAAATGTCCGTATCATGCGCCCGTTCGCCGTCTCTGTGCTGAGCGCTGCCTTTAAGTTGTTAATGATATTTTCCACTATTTGTTCCCCTTTCGCCCGCTCTTGTAGATGCCGAACATGGTGAGTAGGAACAAGCCAGCTGTAGCTAGTATACCACTAATCGCGTTAATTTTCACGTATGCATCATTGGATAGTATAGCGACGGCCGCCTGCGGGGCAATCGCACTCGCGCCCAGTAAAGTGTCACCTACAATATAGATGATTAGTTTTGTTCGCTTGCTGATTCCCGCGGTTAGTTCCTTGGCGATATCACTTTCTGCTAGCTCTTCGGTCTTAGCAATCTGCTGCTGCGCTAATTCTGCTAGTTTTGTGGAGTCTTCCAGACTCAAAGTTGGTTTTGCCATTTTATTCTCCTTTGTTTTTTCCTCAGTTGTGCCCGCTCTTTTGTCTTTCGTGTCTTCTGGGGCCTCTGGCGAGGTTACAGAGGCTATTTTCTTTAATTCTTCAAAAGTGAGTTTGCTAGTAGAGAAGTCCAGATTACCGCCAAAACCATCAATTTTGCCGGTCTCGGTGTATTGGTGAATTAGTGAGCCATGGGCGTAGTTGTCTTTCGTACCATAGTTTGGATACCAATCGACTCGCTCTAAGCCTAGTTTTGAAATAACGGCATCTCCACCATAGACAAAGACGGTTTTACCAGTTTTTTGTAAGACTATATTATCGAACAGTTTAAGTTGTTCTGGAGTACCCTCAAACTCAGGCTCGAGATCGACAAATAGCAGTGGGGCGTTTACTAGCTTCTGCGCTTCAGCAAAGCGCTCCGCCTCAGCTTTGGCTTCTTCATCGGTTGAGAAGTACGGCAGCCAGTAAATACCCAGTAATTTGTCGCCTGCGGCTTCGGCAAACTTGACCAGTTTTGGATCAATTTTGTTGGCGTCACCGCCATATTTCTGTCCAACGTGCCCTGCCTTCAAGATTACGCCACCAAATTTGTGGAAATGGGCAGAGACTTCGTCTGGCTGGTTGTTTGATACGTCAAGAATTATCTTACTATAATCAACGGATTCTGCGGTTAGAGTGTCTTGTTTAATCTCTGGTAAATCGTGTGTACTTGAGTCGGTGAATGCGCCACTGTACAGATAAAGTCCGTTATTCTTTGAGACAAACCAGACATCGTTTCCAGGCTCTACAGCTTCGCCGTGTGTCCAGCCCTTCATTTCTACAGTTTTGCCGCCTTCGACTGTTTGTGCAACTTCGCTTGAAGTGGTCGGTGCTTTTCTGGCTCGTACCCCCTGCGATGTCGCTGTACGTTCCATAGGATTAGCTTTCGGAGTGAGGTCCGGCAAATCATGCGTGCCTTTGTCTTCGAAAGCTTCTGCGGACATATACTTACCGCTTCTGGCAGTCACGAACCAAGTAGGGTTTCCATCCACGGGCTCTCCCTGTACCCAACCTTTCATTTCTACAGTGTTACCAGCCGTAATTTGCTGAAAAATACCACTACTAGTGTTGGGCTCGTCTCGCGCGTTTACCGTTACTGCTGCTTTTCGTTCTTTAGGGGGAACTGGTTGGGCATACCCGATAATCTTCTCTGGGCGTGGGCGTAACCACCCCTGCGTGAGAACACCGCCGACTATGTAATTAGGCCAGTATTTCTTGCGAGCCGGTATCTGCAGAAAGCCATCTTGCTCTAATACAGTTACCCCGTTGGCGTCCGCCGAATAAACAACAGCTATATGCCCCGCTGGGTTTCCAGGCATTGCCCCCCATGTGATAATATCTCCTGGCTGCGGGATAAGATTTGGGTCGTTAGGATTGTTGGCAATTTTGATAAAGTATTCATCGTTTGCGCCAGCAAAAGCCTGAGCGGCGTCGTTCGGGCGAAGAGTGTTTTGCCAGTCACCGAATAAATGAACACAGTAGGCGTCGGCTAGATCCTTACAGTTATGGTGTCCATGCCCCTCTGCAATGTAGGTTTTATCTCCGTCTAGCTCAAGAACGCTAACCTCCGCTGGGGTAGTGTCTTCTGATTTATGCAAAACTGGCAAGCTTGCCGTGCACAAGTTTCCTTTGTCATCAATCTTGACTGTACTGATGTGCTCGCCCTCTTTGATGTATTTGGCTTCTTTGAACACTCGTTCGTCATTATGCCATACTTCGAATAAATGCTCTGTGGACGCTCTAAACGTCGCCTGAGCGGTTTTAATCTCAAAGACGGGTAAGATAGCCTTCTGGTTGCTGATGACAGTATTTATACCGCCGCGAGTAGAACGGACCTTATCCCCGGGTACTAAATCACCGACAGGTCGCTTTCCTCCATCAGCCATGAGAACTTCAGCGTCGACAGTCAAACACTGCAATCCGTAAGCCCCATCAGGATTAAAAGCCTGTCCCTCTGCTGAGTTTAGCCAATCTGTTATTCTGCTCACGCGTTACTCCTTTGGTTTAATTTTAGCTGTCTCTTCGTTTATCTTCTTTATAATAAGCTGCTGGGTGTTTGACTGCCCGTATACATACATCGCTACCATTAAGATTAACGCTCCTAGCCCGGTTATCTTGATAATCAGTGAGACTAGCTTCTTCTCTCCTGGCGCGATAGCTTTCATGAATATGTTGCCGTCGATAGTTTGGTTTCTTTCTTCAATTCGCTTGACACGGTTTTCGAGAACTTCTAAATCAGAACGTGTAGCAAATTTATTGAGCTTTTCCTCAATTCTGTCCAAAACGACGGTATGGTTGTCCATGGACTCTCTAACATGCTTAAGGTCTGATTTCATTTCTCCGAATTCAATTGGGTTTATGTTTTCTTTCATCTCTAGATACCTCGGCTCTTCGCTACCAAGTCTATAGTCACTTGTCCGTAACGACACTCGCTCAGAAACTCTACCTCGTGGTCGGCCGCGTAGTATACAGCTGATTTATGGGTACTAGTCTGGGTGTCCCAAAAGGTCACAGTAAAGTAGTCTGTATTAACAGCGTTTGATAGAGCCATCGCTTCGTCAAAAGACAAACTTCTCGTAGTCAATGAGATATTTGGATATATACCAATGAGCGTAGCGGTGACGACACCGTCCATATTGCGATTGGCATTCTTCCAAAGCTTGTTATATGTGAGTTTATACTGAGCTATCTGGCTGGAGTCTAGAGAGACTCCATTGATCGTTACTATGGGGTTTATTTGAGCCATTTTTTGTTTTTCTCTCTCTTTATATTATAGCAAAACGCAGCCCTGGAGGACCGCGTCAGACTCTATTTTTCGGTTGTATCCTAGGCCTCTCCTATCGCAATCCAAGACACAGCGTGCTGGGCATAGCCGAAATTATTTACCGATGTTGCCACCAAGACACACCCTGTATTTGTAATCTTAGACGCTTCAACATGGTTACCCGCACCGACTGGGGTTATAAACTCGGGCAAACGATTGCCAGCTACCGAGTCTTTATAGCCGTTGAACCCAGCCATGATAGCGTGTACTTCTGTAAAGGCTTTCGGAAAAGTAATTGGCGTTTGTATAAGTTTTGTACTATTGCCCAAAAACTGCGTCCACCCAAATTGGATAGTCAGCTTACCAATAGTAACGATTTGGTTGTGGTTCTTGCCCGCGAACATTGACGCAAGGTCGATTTTTTCTGGTTTCACGGACTTGTTGTCGAGCCCCGTTCCCCTAGCAAGTGATTCAATGTTCTCGTTCATATTATCGAGAAATTCCGCTGTGAGCGGGGTGAAGGGAACGGCATCAAGATTTTGATGAGGCAATGACATATTTTTCTCCTAATCTAGGTAGACGAACGAACCAATAGTCGATGTGCCGTTTATCTTGTCCACGGTCACGCGGTTGGAGGCTTGGTCGAGTCTATCTTCTACTTCTTTTTTGTTTTTGTTTGTTGTCCACACGAACAGCGAAAACTCTCCAGCATCATTTTTGTAATTCTTACCGTAAGAGTAAATAGGTTCAGCTTCCGATGATTCCACCATAATACCGTTCTTGAGGTATGGATAGCCGCCAGTGTATTTTTTGACTGTAAAACCTGAGTTCCTGAGAACCCGATACACGCCAATCCGATTGTGTTCTGCGTATCTGTTCATAACTATATTATACCATTTTTAGTACGGGAACGTCATCGCTCTAGCTTCAACGGTGAACACCTCGGTGCCTCCTGTGTAAAAAAGGGTTGTGTTGAACACGTTAGGAATACTAAGCGAACAGGCGGCAACTCCATTTGATTGTAGCCAGCCTACGATCAGCACCGTCGTAGGGGTGGTCTCTCCTGTGTCTACCTTAAAATTTCTAGTCAAAGACATCGAAGAAGAGACAACCTTTCTATAAGGATATTTCGAAGTGCTCACTAGTAGACGAAGAATCCCTGTAGCTACCAAGTCCATCTCTTTCTTTTGGACATAGTTGGTGCTAGGCGGGATAGAGAGTCCGGCTGGCAGCACCAACTGGACAGAGGCGTCTCCGACATGGCTGATAGTTGCATAGTCGCTGTTTATATTGAAGTCATCTGGAAAATTATTCATCGGCGTATATCCTGTAGTAGTAGGTGCTCGTACCCTCAAGCCCCTGTCTCGATATGATTAGATTTTGCGAGTCAATAAACACGTTCTGTCCGAATAGTTCATTCTCGACCGAAACGTAATCCACGAGCGTTATCCCCAACCAGGAGGACTGCCATACTAGAGCTGTCGGTATATATCCCAGCGAATGTGGAATAGACACGCTCGCATTTGAGCCTACTACAGCTGAGCCCGAATCAACCAACTTCAATTGGTTGGTGTCTGTGTTAAAGGTAAGATCGTGATAATGGCTAGTAGACGCGAACGGTCTATGAGTTCCCTCTATCGCGAGCCCGATAGCCCTGAAATACAGCGTCTCGGTGGATTGAGTTTGGTTGACTACCTCTATAGCCATAGTGCTGGAGGAGACACCTAATCTAGTGGAGAACTTGAGAATTCCTCCAGGCCCTGCTTCTGATGAACCCACTCCGAACACGTTCGAAGAAAAGTCCCCGCTCAGTGAGTACTGCCCTATCGGCAGGAATTCTTGTCCCACCCCGTGAGCTATATTCACCCGGCTGGTGTTGTACCCTTGAGCCGTCACCGGTATAATATCACTCCGATACACTACTTGGTCTATCGGGTAGTCGCTGGTTAGAACGAAATCCTTTATCATTAGCCCCCCAACAAGTCGATTACGTCTTTACCAGCCTTGCTTACCCAAAGCCCCACTCGAGAAGCAAAAGAGCCCAATTTGATTCGTCTTACGTTGCCGTCCGAGAATAGAAAGCCCTCTTTGTCGAGAACTGTAACCTCGTTATTAGTATCTCTGTCGTACACCACTAATCTACCCGCACCAGTCTCTATGCGGATATCTCCGCTGTTGGTAGAAATGACGCTTTGTCCTGAGTATCGTTTTTTTACAGTTATCATAGTGCTAATACATCGCTTCCGTTTAGTAATGATTTGTCCAGAATGAAGTACGAACGTATAGTATGCCTTCGGGCCTTTATGGTTTGTGTTATCCCACTGCCAGAAACAGAGCTCGCGATTTTCGTTATCTGAAAAGTACCTGATATCTTTCTGGTGTCTACTTTTATAATATCAAAAAGCTGTAGAGCTGGATTGCTCTTGACTGTAAGCTCGATAACGGCATCGAACTCTGAATAAGCTGCTAACACAGCATAGGCAAAAGACTGGCAATTTGATTCTCGACCGAATAGATCGTTTTCTATTTTGAGCAGATGCTCCCCGTATTTATCGATGCTGTCCTGATCGTAAGCGTCATAATCAATAGTATCAACAATCTTAGCTGGTGCGCCATAGACTTCTATTGCCGAGAGAAACGCGTCGTAGCTATTACTGTTGCCGAAGATAATTGAAACACCACTAGCTGACCTCGTTATTTTTTTAATAGACACACCGCTGGGAATATTCTCGCCCCCGCGTGTTCTGACAGAGAACCATGATGTTCCTACCTGGCGCCCGTTTGTAGGCTCGACCAACTCTGCCACAGGGTCGTCAGTCCTGAAGCTGTACTCTGCTGTACCGCCCTTTGGTATCACTATCGCTTCCGAGAGATTCGCCTCGGATAGTCTTCCTGAGCCCGTGTGAATCGGCTGGATTTGCTGCTTCTCGCGGATATTCGAGGTGACAGTTATTCGGTTTATGATTTCGGTATCTCTGGTCACCGACAAGGAGGAGATACTGCTTTCGTCAAACGCGAATACAATATCATTATGAATCGAGGTACGCCTGTCAAACCTGAATATTCCCGCCTCGTCTATCCATAATCTGCCGCCCTCGGCTTGCATAATCTTTCGAAAGACCTCGGCCGCGTCTTCACCGCTAGAAAAGAACAGGAAAGGAATAGTATTAGAACCCCTCTCTAACTTAAATTGGTTGGGCTCTATACCAAATTGCCTGAATAGTAGAGCTAGTGCGTCTGCTGTATTAATATTGGACTCAGAGATAGTATCTGACAGTTTAAGTTTGAACAATTCGCTCAGATAGTCCAGCGCCTGGAATTTAGCGGTATTGGAGCCCTGGTCTAATTCAGGTTTGTCTTGGGTCAACCCGACAAATTGCTGCAAAAAAGGCTCATCGTTGAATCCTGAGAATATCTTGATAGGCCTAGATGGAATGAGGTATTGGTCTATCGGGCTGCCTGTATGACTGGAGAAATAATTGTCTATATTATTCAAAGTCACAGTAGCGATGCAAGACTGCACTGAGTAGGGAAACTCTAGTTCGCGGCTCCACTCCATTGAAATTAATCTGTCAGTGTACGGGGCAAACCGGTAAAAGTCCCAATACTGGAGTACATTATCTCCGACTGGCGCTAAAATGTCCTTGCCGTTGAGTAAAGACCTGTCCAGAGTGAAGAACGTGCTCTTGTTGTCGAATTCCTTATCAAAAGAAAACAGGAGCGCCCAACTGTGATGACGCACAGACGCTTGAGATTTCTGGTGGAATGATGGTGATACTTTTTGCATGTTTTTACGATACTATATAGTTCTTGGAAGCCTGGATAGTTTCTCTCAATGTCAGTTCTACATTTTCGACTAGCCCGCTTCTATCGACAACGCTATGGTCGTTAAGGGTAGCTTTGACTACGACGTCCTGGACTCTGAAGTCTGGTATTGATAAGGTCGGCAGTTCAAGGTTGGTGAACTGGCTCTCAATAATAAAGCGCAGGTTGCTGTAAGAGGTCTTGTCCATATAGCCCCATTGAATTGTCCAGCTTCGCTTACGGCTCAAGAGGTCGGTGTAGACATTTAGGTCTAGGGTGGTCACTTCTATGGCGCTGTCGATATATCGCTGAACGATAGGTGGGTCTGGAGTTGGAGAGTTCCACGTGGTGTAGCTGTTTTTCAGGGTTATTTCGTATGCCATTTACAATACTCCTTTAATTCCGCGGGCCTTGAACAGGTCTTTCAGTTGGTCGGCTATTTCTTCGGCCACCTTACGCTTTTCAGCGTTGCTCGTGGCAAACACTCCCGATACGTTGATGGTAATATGGATAGGTTTTTGGTCTTGCTGGTTAGTCACCTCTAAGCCATTGTCGCTAGGGCGCGAGCTGCCCCTGTCTAGCTTAGAGGCCAATTTATCTATCCACTGAGTGTTATTTTCAAGCGGCATGACAGCCTCAGCGCCGGCTTCACCGACCATAGCAACCGTAGGCTGGCTGATTATACCACCAGTTGCAAGGCGAGGAATATTTAATAGTCCTAAGCGGCCGATGTGCACACCAGGAATACGGTTGATCGTGTCTACCGCCGCATTGATGGCTCTGATGAAACCGTTGATGTTGTTCTCGGCAAACCCAAGAATAGAGTTCACCACACCCTTCACAGACCCGCCTATAGCGTTACCTATCGATGTGCCAACACCTGTGAATATGCTCACAATAGTGCCCCAAACCCACCTGAAGAAGCCACCCACGCCAGAGAATACACCTGTGATAGCATTCCACGCGCCTCTGAATATATCTCCGAACCAACGTCCTGCACCTTGGAATATCCCGACGATACCGTTCCACATAGCTAGGAAGAACCCTATGGTCGGGACGACGATAAACGTGTTAATCCAGCTAGGTATGGTTACTATTGTTCTCACTATGGTATCCCAGGTATTCTTAACTCCTGCTATGAGTGTGTTCCATAGACCTACGAGAAAAGCAGCTACGGGCACAACAATATTGTTGTTGAACCAAGAAGGTATCCCAGATATTATGGCGACTGCGGTATTCCACGCATTGGATACACCTGTAGTGATCGCGTTCCACAGGTCCATAAAGACTGCTATTGCTTTGGACACAAAATCAACGATAGCGCTAACTACTATAGCTATTGTCGAAGCTATTCCTGCCAATAATACAACCACCAAGCCAATAGGCACAAGAACCGAGGCAAACGCAGCGGCAAGCATGCCAGTGAATATAGCGCCGAGAATCTTAAGCCCAGCTACAAGAAGACCGTTCTTCTCAATCCAATCACCGATAGTTTTAACGAATGGAGCAATATAGGTGTTCCAGAGTTTGGACAACTCGTCTGTGAACGGTTTTATAGCTTTTGCAATTTCGCTCCACGCTTTCTTCATGGAGTCTATCGCTGGCTTAAGCGCTTTGGATAGTTCTCCCCATATTTTCTTGACGGCGTTCACCGCAGGTCTAGAGGCTTTCTCTAGAATGTCGCAGAAACCTTTCCAAATATCCTCAAGGAATTTTACAACTTCTTTCCAGTAGTCTCTCAATAATAAGAACTCCCCCACCGCAGACGCGACAGCCAAAACAATAACTCCCACTGCTGCTGCAGCAGAGCCTCCTGTTGTCGCAACGAGGCTGCTGAATGTTTCTGAAATAGTAGAACCAAGTCCAGTGAAGGCCGGCGATAATTTCGCGAGAGAAGAGCCTAGGGCTGAACCTAAGAAAGATCCAACTCCGCTGATGCCGCTCTTTACACCTTCGCCTATCTTCTGCCCTAGTGATTTGCCCGCTGATACTCCGGCCTGTTTAGCTGCTCTGTCCAGACCGAACATTTTACGAGTAGCTGTGTCAAGCCCTTTTATCAACATATCCAGAGGTTTTCCCCCGAACAGCTTGTTGACGGCCAAGGCGGCGATTATACCAGCAAGTATCTTGGCCCAAAGCGAAGCCTCTTTAAGACTGCCAGCCATCTTGCCGAATATATTATCAAGAGCTGAAGTCTGACCTGGGTCGAAGCCTCCGTTGCCTGCCCCGCCCTTCTTTTTCTTGCCGCCATCACTTGTGGTCGGCTCTTGAAGAACATTCATCTTATCGAAAGCGGCCAGCTGGTTGTGGAGCTTTTTGGCTGATTTACCAGCATCATCTAGGTTTTTGCCTATCTTTCCAGCACTGCCTGCAGAATTTTGCAGAGCCTCCTGAGTGTCTCCTGTGATTGGTTCTAGCTTCTTTCCTGTAATGAACCCTATAAGGCCTCTGAACGCGTTTATAAGCGCCACAATCCACGTGAACAAGACTCGGATAACGTCAGTCAAAAAGGTGAAGAAAGCGACAATATTCTGCCTACCGACAGCAGCGTAGATTTCGTTTAATCCGTTGACCAGAGCGTTTTTCATAGCCATCTGGGCGAATTCGATTCCGTTCATTCTGAGCATAGCTTGTTCGGCGATAGGCCCAGCTTCCGTGGATATTTTCGTGAGCTCAGTGATGAATTGATTCATCGAGACAGCACCATCAGTTAGAGCTTTTTGCAATGCTGAGGTGTTCACATAGCCTAAAGCTTCGGCTGTTTTACTTATAGCAAGAGACATAGCCGTGTTGACAGAGCGCCACTCCTCGCCCTCGAACTTACCTCTCGAGTAGGCCTGAATAAGCTGCTCCAGAGCGCTAGCTTGAGTTTCTGCAGAAGTGCCTCCTGCCATGAGAGCGTTATTAACACCTGCGTAGACAGCGGTCGAGGCTTTGACATCTTTGTTGACCTGTACAAAGCGAGAAACTGCGTTAGTGGCAGCTGCAAGGTCCCCTCCTACGTTCTGAACATACACTCGGAGTTTGCTAAGAGCGTCAGAGGCGACATTTGAGGACACCCCCATGGAGGCCATAGCGGCGGGGAATGTCTCAATAATGTCTGTTTGTTTGGCGGCTTTGCCGATGGAATCCGCAACAGTCAAGAAGGCCTTATTGACTAAGGCCGATTGAATCGTGGTTCTGGTAATATGAGCAAACCAGTTTTTTTGAGCGTTGGCAGCACGGTCGGTAGAGCTCGCAGCCTGGTCAGCCCCGCCCGCCTGTCTTTTGGAGGCTGAGGCAGACTCGTCTAGAGCGCCAGCAGTATTTCTGGAGGCGCTGCCCAAGTTAGACAAAGACCTCACTGTTGACCCAAGTTGGCGATCCACCTTCTTGAGGACAGGTGTTGTCTCGTCCTGCGCAACCAATCTGGTTATTATCTCATTGTTTTCCATTACGACTTAATGATTTCTTCGTATTTCTTTAATAACTCTTTGACCATTTTCCCCTTCTTGGAATAAGGCGCTGCCGCGATAAGGGTCATATGATACATTTCAGTAGCCCTTTGTTTTTCAGCCTGCCAAAGCAGGGCCTCTACCTGAGTGCTTGCGAGTTGTTCGGCGTCTTCCAAGGTGTACTGAGGGTAGAAGTAGCAGACCCGGGTGAGCAGGTCTACCTCTTCGTTCTCGTCGTCTGAAGAAGCAGTCTGTTCTCGGACAGGCTTGACAGACACTTCATTGCCGAATATAGCCCTGACTCGTGCAGAAGCTTCGTCAAAGCTTTCGTTCATTATTCAAGACTCAGTTCTTTTTTCATCATCTCGCCGAAGGCCGCCTGAACGTCAACTGTTTGGTTGTCCAGAACGTCCTCAATGTTCTCGCTGTGCCCCATCGGTGTAATGAAAGAGTACACTTCGCGCATAGCTTCCTGACTCTTTTGAGACTGCATGTCTGGGTCTTCTTCTTTTTGAGCTGCAGAGAACAAACGAGCCATCTCACGTGCTTGGCGCACCGTCGGTTTTGTGAACAAGAACTCTTTGTCTTCGATCGAGAATGTGAACGTTTTGTCAAGACTACTCGTTAAATTATATTTTGCCATTTATAAACTCCTTTGGTTTTTATGGATTTTTAACTCACGAACGATTCTTTGCTGTTCAAGAACTGGACTGCGCCATGACCTGGCTTCGGCTCACCGATGAACTTGATTTGTACTGTTCTCAAGCCATCGCCTAGATCAATGCTGTCCACTTGCGTACGGGCGTTGACTAAACGCATAACTTCTGTGTTGTCAGTTGCACCACAAGCCCAAATATCCAGGTTGTTGTAGGTGACACTTGACGAGCATGAAGCTGCCGCAATGTCAACTGCACCTTTGTCTGCGCCCACAGTTTCGCCAGTTGATAATTTAGCACCCTTAGCTACATAGTATTGGGGTAGAATAGTAGCTAATGAAGCAACATCGTTATCAAGCAAGGTCAAGGTCGCAGAAGCGCTCAGCCCAGTCTGAATAGTGTATTTGTTGCCGTCCAAAGTCGAGGTGTCGCTCTCTTCAACATCGTACGAGAAATCCATCTCAGAAATGTTGCTGAGCACGTTGGTCCCCCACTTGAATTTGAAAGGTCCTCTTACTAAAGCCATTTTTGTTTTTCCTTTTTTACGTTTTGCCTCGGAACAAGCGTATTTGTGCCTGTACAAGACCAATGCGCCTGTTCTCGTTTTCGAGGTCATTGTCCTGGGCGAATTGTGTTGCTCTGGTATAGATTGTTTGGAACCCCTCCAGATTAACACATTCCGCACAGTTCAATGTCTCTTCTAGACCGAATAGTTCGCGTTCGATTTCCTTCCCTGCCAATGCACGTCGATAGACATTGAATGTGTATAGCTTTATCATTCCGCCGTCTAAAGTAACCAGTTCTGGATTGCCCCCAGATACCACAACCAGCCAGGCTTTGTCTGGCGCTTCGATCGGCAACTCCCCTAGAAACAAGTCCACGCCAAAAGTGCCGTAATCTTTTTCTTCGAGAAATTTTACAAAAGCTTCCCCTACTGTTTTTGTATCTATCATTTAGTCAACCCCAACTCTCGGTATACTGCTGGCATCTCTGACATAGTTTGCTCGAAAGCTCTTGCGGCAAAGCGCGAGCCAGTTTTCTCGTCTGTGTAATTCACATAGATAGCCCGTTTACCGCTTTTTGTAGTGTGCCAGCCTTGGTTTTGTGCGGCCGCGTAGACAGCACGCCAAGTTATTTCACCTCGCCCAGGCGTGACCTGGGTGATGATACTTCGCCGCAACCAACCACTCTTCTTCGGAGTTATCTTAGACACGTTTTTCTTGTATCGCTTGATGAACTCTTCAGGAAGTTGTGTGTTCGCACGAATCAGAAGCCTGATGTTGCGCGGCATACCATTCTTGAAATAGGTTTTAGCTGATACGAACATAAGCTAGGCCTGCTACTTTCTCTAGTTGACAGTAGATATTGTCTAAAGCGTTGTTCAGGAGTTTTCTCTCTGCGACATTAGCGCTGATAATTCTATACCAAGTAGATTGTGAAAATGGTTCTGCCCAGATATACATACCCTCAAGGTCGTCCTTGTAGCCCAGCACTTTAGAGTTCTTCGGGTCAAGATACACTGCAGCGGTCGAAGTCTCGCCCTCAGTATTTCCCCCGTGGGTGTAACCAGCTCTCTTGACGAAGGCAGCGGCTGCGACAACCTCGGTTTTGACCGCTCTGTCGCCGTACCCGTCTGGCTTTGTCTCAATGAGTCTTACAGTGTCTGGGTACTTCATCGCACCATCTTTCTAAAGGCGCTCGGTCCAGCGTACTTCTCGATAATCTTTTTAGCGCTTGCTTGTCCTTGCGGAGCGGCCAAGTCTGGGGTAGCCCCAGTAGAGCGTCGAGTATAGCTGTGCGAGTCAATCTTCTCCGAGCTGATATTACCAAGCAGAGAATAGTTGGGGTCTGAGTAATAAGCTACCATATCCGCGAGCAGATACCTCAAATCGTCGTAGGAGCGGTCACAAGACAACTCCATAGGCTCGCCGTCAATAGCAATCATCAGGCTCAACCTGTATACTCTGGATATTCGTGCATACCATGTCCATTTGAACCAATCACTCTTTCGGTTGATAGCTACCACAAGCCCTGCGTCGTTTAGATAGGGTGTAACATCGTCCAACTCGTAAATTGTGATAAACTGGTCCTCGTCGATTGGCAAAACTATTTTTGCTCTGTGTACAGATTTGAACGGCGAAATTCTAATGTGCTTGTCCAATTCATCATAATTGAACAGGTAGGTAACGCCAGTGACTGGGTCCGCAGACAAAAGATTTCTCTTTGTTTCGGCGTCCACTGGCAGAGAAGGAAACGGCACGTAGCCGCTGAACTGCATTTTTCCTAATTCAGTCCATTCTTTTTGCCCAGATAGGGAATAACCAAGAAGAGAGCTCAGTCTGGCTTCGCATCGACGAATGATAGCCTCGAGGCGGTCCATATCATTGGACGCGACTGTCATGCCAGTTAATTTCGTGTACTCTTCAATGGTCATTTCCCTACCTAAGTTTTTGTTTTTGTTTTTTTAGATTACGAGACTGCTACAGCTGGGATAGATGCAACAACAGTTTCGTCTCGGACCACGCCGCCGCGGAAGAACGAACCACGGATAAGCAGCTCGTTTTGCTGGAACGCGGAGTAGACCTTGCCGCCCATTTCGTAGGAAGCACGACCATCGACGTCATATTTCAGACCGCCGTGAGTGCGACCAGAGAATGTGCTCATGTCTGCGTAGAACACAGCCGAGTTAACCGTCACATCTGTACCATTAACCGAGAACTTGCGGGTTTCTGCTGTATTCAGGGTCGGCATCAAGTCATTAGGGACAGCGATAAACGGAGTACCTAACAATGTACCGCCAGCAACTTCTTGCAGAACAGCAGCGTTCTGGGTTTTGATAGCTTGGTTTTTCAACAGAGCTAACGTCTTGTTGCTCATAACCAGCGTACCAACGCTTGTGTGGTCAGCGGCGCGAGCGACAACCATCGTCCAGCCCTCTAGTCCTTCGCTCATGTCAAAGGTTTGTTTGTTGCCAGTAGCGTCTACAGCTTGCTGCAAGCGAGCAATGACCAACTGCGCACGTTTGCGGTCAAAGTCATTGCGGAAACCAGCCGCGATGTCGTCTAGAATGTCAGCAGCAGCAAATTCAATCGTGCTAATCGGCACTGGGCAGACGGCCGCCAGCTCTTCCATGTCATCAGTGTGCGATTTGTAGCCTGGCTGTGATACTGGTTTCAGTCGTTTGTCGCTGGTGTCTGGTGAAGCGACACTGCCATAAGCACCTGTAGCGACGCTCTTCATGTCGATGTCAGAGCTTCGAGTCAGCCAGCCGTAACGAATCGAGTCTGATTCGCGCCAGTTGGTAGCGTCGAGAATCGCTGAATAGTTAGTACGAGCAGTTGCGATCTCGTTGTAAAGCTCTGGTCCGATAACGAAGTTACCAAGATCCTCGAGTGTCAATGAGTTAGCAACAATGCCAGCTTCTTTCAAAGCATTTAAGCTAGCAACTTTCTCTTTGTGCCAAGACTGCATAGCTTCTGGGCTATAGCTACGCTCAACGCGTACGGCTGCGTTCAGCTGCTTGACCAAGCTTGCACGTTCGTTATAAGCCGTGTCTGTTTGTGCACTGTTAGCTGCTTTGAACTCAGGCTCTTTAGCTTGCGCGTCTAGAGCGTCCTGCGCTAACTCAGCAGCTTTAGTTGCGCTCTCTGCGACTGGCTTGATAGCACTGGCCACAGCGTTTGCAACGATCTCTTGAATCTGTTCAGGAGTCATGTCTAATTTTTCCTCTTGTTTATTTATTTTGTTTTCTGTTTTTTCAGACTCGCCGTCTTCAGATTCCTCTTCTGGCCCTTCTTCAGGAGTGTCTTCAGAGTCTTCTGGCTCCTCAGGAGCTTCTGGTTCTTCCTTGTGCTCTTCTGGGGTTTCAGGTTCGTCTTCAGCAGAGTTTTTCTCTACTGGTTTCTTTTTTGTTTTTTTGTCCTCAGGCTCTTCCTCAGGGTCTTCCTCAGGCTCTTCAGGTTCCTCGGGGTCCTCATCTGGCTCCTCTTCTGGAGTATCAGTTTCTGCTGGCTCCTCTGGGACTTCTGGTTCCTCAGGCTCTTCCTCGGGATCTTCAGGGTCTTCCTTCGGCTCCTCTTCTGGCTTCTTCTTTTTCGGGTCTTCTTTGGAGTTCAACAATTCGTTCTCTAACTCGTCTACGTTTAGCCCGTCCTGTTTAGATAGTTCCAGAGAGTTACGTACAGCCTCTTGCAAACCGTTGACTGTTGCGTTGTAGTTGTTCGGAACGACTACTTGCGACAATCCGACCAGCTCATGACCGCGGAATACCGGGTCTTGCATGCTTGGCCAGTCACCAATAGTTTCGATACTAAAGGCGTTCGAGAATCCGCCGACCAGCAAGTCATATGCCAGGCGAGCGTACGGATTTTCCTTGACCGCGTATTTAATCGATTGAATCGATACGCGGTTCGCTTCTTTAGTAACGCCAGAGACCTTACCGATGAGAGTGCCTAGAGAATCCACGTGATCAGCTGTCAGCTGCCCGCTGTACTTTGAGATATCGAGCGAGTCGATGTCGTATTGTGTACCGCTGCGCATAACCGAGTTGTCGGTGATGGTCAGTCCTCCCGGGAAAGAAACCACACCTTCGCCTTCGTCTGTAAAGCTTCCGTTAGAAACCGAGACTTGTAATTGGTTTTTGTGTTTTTCCATTTACTTTTCTCTTTTAGTTTTTATTGTTTTTTGAGGTTTTTGTTTTTTAGAAGAGCGACTACAGCTCAGAACTTATGTCTAGTCTCTCGATGTCTTCTTCTTAAATTTATTATACCATAAAATATATCGCTAGAGGCTGTCAAAAAGATTGTGTAATCTTTGGAGTGTTCGTTCTTGCCCAATCAGAGCTAGAGTTTCGTTTAGTTGAGGGCTGAACGGTGCCCAGGTAGTTGAAATACGAATAAGACTGAACAAGGTACTCGGCTTGGTGTTGGTTTCTTCTAGCAGTTTATTTAGACGTCTTTGTATATTTTCTGGTCGCCATGTTTTAAGTTCTTCTAACCTGAACTCGGCTACGCACAATAGCCCTTTTAGTTCAGCAGTAGTTAGTTTCTTAAGTTGCTTGTTCCCAGTGATTAAGCCTATGTTTATTTCTGGCTCTTTGAAGAAATAACTAGTCATGCTTGATAAGTCTTCTAGTGTGTTCAGGCGGTCTTGTACTAGACTGAGGATTTTCTTCTTGTACTTTTTATCGGCTTCGTTTGCTTCATCGCCCCAGAACGATTCGCACCGCTGGTATAAATCATCTAAACCCAGTTTACGAATCCACTGCCCATTCATCCAAAGCAGCTTTCTTTCGTCAAACCTTGCTCCTGCTCTTTGGACTCGGTCAAGGGAGAACGCTTCGATAAGTTCTTCTTTGGAATATATCTCTTCAATCTCTTCTTTTTCGTGCCAACCTAATAGAACCAGAAAGTTTAACATAGCCTCCGGCAAATACCCCTCTGCCCTATATTCAGCTACACTTTTCGCGCCGTCTCGCTTGCCTAGCTTTTTATTCCCAATAGGAGCGAGGATGTGCGGCACGTGAGCTAACACAGGCGGCTCAATCTCTAGAGCTTCGTATAAAGAAAGGTATTTGGGGGTACTGGATATATACTCAGCGCCACGAATAACATGGGTTATTCCCATCTCGTAATCATCTACTATGTGTGCAAAATTATAGGTCGGTAATCCATCGGCTTTGATCAAGACAAAATCGTCTAGGGCTTCTTCCCCGGCGGATAGTTCGCCCATGACAGCGTCATTCCACGAATACCGCTTGAGTTCGGGTACTCTGAACCTCAAAGGTGCGCCTAATCTCCACTTCGGGGGACTTTCTGGACGGTAGTCCCTATATAGAAAAGGTTTTTTATCTGCCCTAGCTTGTTCTCTGAATTTCTCAACCTGCTCTTTAGAATACGGATCGGTGTATGCCAATCCTTTTTCAATCAAACGGTTAGCGTATTTAAGATAAACATCTTTTCGAGAAGTCTGATGGACTATTTCTCCGTCCCACTCTAGCCCGAGCCATTTTAGAGTATCCAAGATTAGCTCTTCTGCGCCTTCGACAAGACGACTTTGGTCGGTGTCTTCAATCCGTAGTATAAATTTACCTTTGTTTTTTCGAGCCACCAAATAAGTGTAAAGGGCGGTTCGGACGTTACCTACATGTATATACCCAGTCGGGCTGGGAGCAAAACGAGTTTTTACCATGAGCTAATTATACTATAGTTCTTGACTTTGTTCACCACAGGAGTTAAAATTTGTTTGTGAGCAAGCCAGAGAGAGAATATTCCAAAATACCTTTATCGACAAAGTTTTGGCTGGCTGTAGCAATTATTGATTTATTTTTCCTTTTGAGTTTGATTCTCGACAGCGGGGCGTCGTTTATTCGGCTGCTTCTTTTGTTCTGAACCGGGAATCAATAGGCAATCCAGTGTCAGCTTTCTCGACGACGTTGCGAACAGTCACAGGAGTGCTCTCTGATAATTTTTCTGAGCTCTTCTTCTGAGAGTTCTCCAAGTCTTTTTCCTGCTTCTTCAATAAAAAATCGTCAAGTACCTCCTGTTCTTCTGGCAGAAGTTTGTAAAACGGATTCTGGGAAAGTTTTAGTAGTTGATCAATTGTTTTCATTGTTCACTCCAATCTTCTAAAACGCCTGAAATAGCTTCTTGAACTTCGACTATAGATTCGAACGAGCCGATTTCATGGGCTTTTTTATTTTCTGTATATTTGGCGCGGTAGGCACCGTCTATTAATCTGACTTCAAATTTAATAGCTGGGTCTGTGTTTTCTTCTTTTTCTTTTCGCTCGTCGTCAAACTCCTCCTCTTCGGGCTCAGCTTCGATCGAGAAGTTAAAGATTCCGTCAAAGTTCACGTTCTCTAAAGTCTCTATTTCTGGGAGTTCAAACTTAGCAATGAACTCATCAATACCCTCTTGTGTAATGGTGCCGAATTGGGAAGTGATTTCCAAGAGTCTTTGAGCGGCTTCCTCTTTGTTTTTAGCTGGCACTACCAGGTACGGAATGGGCTCGTTCCAGCCTTCGGTGGTCAGGACGTGCTTACGCTGGTGTCCGTCTAACAGCCATTTTTGGCCTGATTTGTCTACCCATACATAGACAGGCAGATAAAACCCCCTGCGCTCGATATTCCGCTTAAGCTTGCTATAGTTATCTTTCGAGAGAAACTTTAAGTCTCCCTGAGTCTCTTTGAACTCAGAAATGGGGGCTGTTGGTAGTTTGTTATCGTTGATTACTTTCATGCTTTTATTATAACATTGCTTGAGGTTGACCTTATCTTCATAGTGTTATAAAATAGAGAAAAAGGAGGAATATGAACGAGTACCAAGATAAAGCATTGAGAACCGCGCGGGACAAGCGCTCTAGAGATGAAGTTTTTCATCTATTGCTGGGTTTGGCTGGCGAAACGGGCGAGATTATGGAAAAAGCCAAAAAAGTTGTGCGGGACAAAGGGTCTGATTTTGGTTCTGACGAATTCAAGGAAGACATCAAAAAAGAGTTGGGCGACGTTCTATGGTATATCGCGGTGCTGGCTCATTACCTCGACCTCGACCTTGAAGATATAGCTCAAGCTAACCTTGAAAAACTGCAGAGTCGGCAAGCCCGAGGGGTACTCGGCGGCAGCGGCGATGACCGATAGACAGATAATTTACTATTATCAAAGAGGGGTGGCCTCCTATTTAATAGCTAAGAAGCTCGGAGTAAGCAATAATTATATCCGAAACGTCTTAAAGAGGCACAAAATCAAAATCCGCAGCCCTAAAGTAGCCAATCGTATGACTGCTTCTAAAAGAACGCCTGAAGAGAACAAGAAAATCACAGCCAAAGCAGCTGAAGCTAACCTGGGGTCTATTCATTCTGCCTCTCATCGCAATAAATTAGCTCTATCAAGAGAAAAAAAACCGACGATTGACCCCGTTTACGAAAAACCTCTGGTAGATTTATGCAAAAAGTCAGGAATCGCAGTTATTCCTCAGAAAGCATTCGGCAGATTTAACGTAGACTTCTATTTGCCCGAAAAAAACACTATCATAGAGATCTTTGGAGGCGGGTTTCACAACAAACAGACGGCTGTCGAGACTTTTAACCACAAAATGCTCTACCTTTCAAAGAAGGAAGTGCCAGTTTTAGTGGTTTGGGCTGAAAAATCTACCTACAGCCCGCAAAAAGTACTAGAAGCCGCCCTGAAAGTAAAAGAACCGCTCGTTGTTATTAACGGAGACGGCTCGTCTACTAAAAGAGGCGTTAAAGATATAGTGTCGGTGCCTAGCGCCTTTAGTCTTCGATAACAAGCCTATAAGCGCAGTTGCAGTTCGGGTGAACATTTCCAGCCGAGATATCCTCGTAATCGAAATCCATACTTTTACCGTCCACGCTGATTGTTGTACCTTTGTCAACGAAGTTATCTACAAAAGGAATTGGACCCTTTGCGATTAAAGCTTTGCAAAACTCACAAGGTTCGCCAGTTAACGAGTGGAGTTCCTTGTAGGCTTTATCCAGCAGTCCTTCGTGGGCTAAAACTTGCAAATCTGCCTCGTAGCGGGAAAAACTCAACACTCTGGCTGCTGCGTTTTCGGCAATCGCTGGAGCGCGCCTGGACTTGATTTCTTCAAATGCTTGTTCAAGAGGTTTTCCTGAGGCTTTAGCGTTTTCTAGGTCCATCAGTATCGTATTGATGTGAGACTCGGCCTCTCGGAAAGAAAAGTTTTGTATAGACTGCCTGACTCGATCGGTGAGTTCGACTCTTCGCACTGGACGATCAAGTTCTTTGGCTGTCTGTCTAGCCCGCTCGGCCGCGTATGTCGGGAATAATGCGGTGTAGTATACTGTGAACGCTAGACTGAGCTCTTGGATATGCCTGCTGGCATCTGGGTTGTCTTTTAGGTACTCGTCAAAGAGGTTATCTTCAGCCCGCTCGACAGCTTCTTGTAGAATCTCCGCTTCGCTTAGCTTGTTCTTGATTGCCACAAGTTGGTTTTTATAACGTTTGTTTAGTTTGGCCAATACGGCAGGCTTGTCGGCGCTAGCGGATACTTTCCCTAACTCGATGTAAGTACTGCCATCGATTTCAGCTATCAGTTTGTTTTCAGTCTCCTTGATTTCGGAAATTCTGACCGGGCTGTTGATGTCCAGTTCATGGGTCGAATGAATCACCGAGCCCTCTTCTGTCGAGGATTCGACTTCGTATCCCGCTAGGTATTGCAGAACAGGTATTGGGTACCCCTTGTAAGCTGTAGAGGATTGTTCTTTAGGCTCTTCTGGGGTTTCCTCGGGCTCCTCAGGGTCTTCAGATTCTTCTGGAGTCTCTGCAGGAGCTTCTGGTTCTTCTGGAGTTTCCTCTTTTGGCATACCCAAGTCAGTAATATTCAAAACTCCTCTAGCGTACTTAGAAGCCACTTCGTAAGAATACCCTGCGTTTAGAGCTTCTTGCATCAAAGCGAACTGCTCACGGCGGATTTCGACGTCAGCCCTCTCGGCATCGCGGTCAGTCTCTAGTGGGTTGTCCAGAGCGATGTTGTATTTCGTCTTCTTGTACTCGTCTACGTAGCATTTTCGGTAATCTAGGTTAAGAGCATCGATGATATTCTCGACCTGAGGCATGACAGCGTTCTCGGTAAAGTCGTCCTTCTGGGTTCGAGAGACTTCTCGACCAGTTCCTGATTCCTCCACGCCGACTCCAGTTTTAGAAAGTCCAGAAACAGCTAGCAGGGCGTCTCGGCTAATCGAGTTAATCTTATCCAAAGCGGCCTTGTCTAGGTCGGTCTGCATGTCGATCCAGCTTAAGGCGCCCGAGCCGTTTCCGAATAGAGGCTCACCTCTTCCATGGTATTTGACCCGCTCGACAAAGTTATCGAACTGGTCCTCTGGCAGTTCAATCGAAGACGAGAGAATGCCTGGAGAGTTCAAGTTTCCGTCGATAGCCTCACGGGCAAAGTCGTTGGCCTGCTTCATAGTGAATTGAGCGTCTCGGGCGGCATCAGCTAATGAGTAAGGTTTGTCTGGATCAAATGGGTTGAACAGTCTGATCGGAATAATCATCTCTTTCGGGATTTCCCTTTGAAGACCGTTTCTCTGCTCGATATAGCCGCCAATTTCTCCTTTGGGGTTGGTCACAGCGCGAACGTTGTACGGATTAAGCATAGAGAACTTCTGAATATGACCGACTCTTCCCGACGGAGAGACGGCCCGAACCGCCATTAAGTAATACACGCCCTCTAGGTCTAGATAGGTTGAAATACTGTACCAAAAGTCTCTTTCAGAGAAATCTATTGAATCGCGAATTAAATCCAGATACGGGTGGACAATTCTTTCGCCCTTTTCGTTGGCCTCAGCAATGACCGATTCCTTAGCGTCGGTAAACAAATATCTTTTGCCAAGAACTACTGAACGGTTTGCTCGTTTGTTGACAACAGCGAACCCGTACCCAGTGTAGAAGTCTTTGTCTGAGATTTCCGCCATAGACCAAGTAGCGGGCATTCGACGCGGACCGTTTCTAAAAAACTCGTAGGGGTCAGACAAGCCCCTTTCTGCAGAGTTTTTTGTGAAAGATGAGATAATATTTCGAAAGGTGTTTGTGATGTTGTTTTTGATATTCATTCCGTTGGTTTAATTAAAGAAGTACGCTCTAGGCGTTGTATTTACTTTAATTATACCACAATCATCTGCCGAAAATCGCGACGAACACAAAAGTGCCCACCATAGCCATTCCCATGACTGGGTCTACCATGAAAGCAGCCACAAAGAACGGAGTTCCGAAGATCAAAAATAGGATAAATCCAGCGGCTGTGTTAGTCTTCTTTTTCATACAAAAATCGCAATCAAAATTAACCACCCTATAACCCAAATAAGCTTGGTCGTGTTGGAGGTGCTGTTAGCCCGGCTCCGAGCTATGCAGTCCATGTGCCTCCGATAAGGTGAATAATATCCTTTCATGCCCGCAGTATAGCAAACGTTTGACGAGTTGTCAAGCGAAGTTTCGGGCGAAAAAAATTTTGACCTTGTGTGTTATCCTGAGAATATGAAAATACGGGTAATAGACGATAGAATTTACGGAGACCCAAAGTTACGATCTCTCAAACAATTGCACATCGATGCAGAGAAAATAGGCTCAATCACTTTCGGTAAGTGCAAGTGCCCAGTCTACAGAAACAGGCACAGAATTTACATCAAGCACAGAGATTGGTTTAGCGAATCAATTTCCATCGACGAGGCTTTGGAATACGGAATTATCGACAAGAGAAAAAATAAGTTCATCTATAACGACAACTTTGGTTCAGTTGTTTTAAGAGCCGAAGCCTGGCTAGAAGTCGAGCCAGAAAAAGGCTTCAAGCCTGAACTAGTAGAAAAGATGGTCCAGGAGATAGAATCCATTTGCAAGTTAAGACACTACGAACTGCACAACGCTGATTGGGTTATCTTTTTTGAGCAACTGGTAGACCTTTGCGGACTTCACAAGAACACTCCCAGCCTGAATAGGGCCTGAGAGTTCATGAGACGCTCTGTGAGAGGTTTTAGAGCAAAAGTAGTATAATCTATCGTCTTTGAGAATAAGGTCTTGCAGAGAGGCTTAGAACACGGCGGAATTTTGACGACAGGCACAAACTATTTGTCCTGCTAAAGCGAACAAGAG